TCAATAAGCGTCCGCTGCCGCCTGTTGGAAATTCGGATCGTTGTGGAGATAGGTGCGCTCGTATTCGTCGACCGTCAGTCCGAGAGAAGCGGCGGCTTCGTTCGGGGGCACCTGGGCCTGTGCCAGCCAAGTCCCGCGGGTATGGCGCAGGACATGCGGCGTCACCTCGCTGGTAAGTCCGGCCGCCGCGATCGCGCTTCTGAAGGCCTTGTTCTCCTTCGTGACGGGCGCGCCATAGTAGTGGACCACATGGCGCACGCCGACCGTGTCGTCTGACCAGCCATCCATGCGCTTCCACCGCTTCATATGAGCAAGGAGGCGGCGCGCCATCTTCACGGGTGGCTTCCTCTTGTTATGGGCAACTCGCTCGCCCTCTGCGCGACGGAAGATCACCCCGCGATCGAGGTCGGCCCATCCGCCGGTCGTGTTGCGCATCCATTGCAACCCCTTGATCGCGCCGGGGCGGGTGCCGGTATAGAGACCGATGATGATCAGGCGGGCGAGGTGGCTGCCTCGGTGATAGCGGCGGCGCACCCATTTTTCATAGGAGTTCGGCCCGGTCCCGACCTTCTTCTTCTCCCACCCCAGGGCGGCCAAGAGAAGGGCTGCCGCCTCGGAGCGCGTCAGATACCGTTCGCGCGGCTGACTCTTTTGCGGAAGTGTGAATGCCGGAACGACGTCGAGCCCGTGTTCCTTGTGGTAGTAACGCACGGCAGCGCGCATCACCTCGAGATCCCGGCGCGCACCGGATTGGGTGCCGCGATGCTCTGCGAATTCGCGGCAGAGCTTGCCCTTAATCTCGGATACTGTCTTGGCGCCGAAAAATTCATTCAGCCGCGCAATTCGGGCGACGTCCTGTTCAGGGGCCTTGTCGTCCAGATAGACGGTGAGGATGTCGCCTATCGTGATTTCAGAGGCACGACCGCCGCGGGGAGGCTCGTATTTTTCGGCGAGGTATTCGGCAAGCTTTCTTTCCGCTTGTTCAGTCTCATGCGCAAGGCATCCTGTGCGGATATTCCGGCCGGCGTCTTTGATGATCCAGGTCTGGCGTTGCTTCCCGTCTCCGTCGTTTTCGGTTCGGAGCCAGAGTCGGGGCGGCTTACGGGCCTGCGGCATCGTTCCTTCATCTCCTCAATCGCCCGGCGCGTGACAAAGTCCTTGCGGGCGATCTGCGTGATGACGAGATTGCCCTTGGCCGCTTCGGTGCGCAACGCCGACGGCGACAAACGGCCACCGAAGAACAGTCGGCAGGCTTCGGCAAGCGTGACAGGTTCGTCGTCCCCGATTTCCACTACCGCGGCCCGGTTCATCCCGCTTGCTCCTTGGCATCGTCGGCGGGGCGGTTCGCAAGTTCGAGCAGCACGTCTGCATGACAAGGCTGATCCAGGGCGCACCAGCAGGCGAGATTCTTGCCGCGAAGATCCCGTTGGATATGCCGGAGAAGGGGCGCTTTGCCGAAACGAGGCAAGAAGCCAGCCACCAATTCATTGACCTTCCCGCCGCAGACCCATGCTCGAAACAGGTCCATTGCTGCGGTCGCCCTATCGAGTCGGTCGTTTCCATCCAACCCAAGCGACAGGCAATGCATCGCTGTGCCTTCGTGATCGACAGGAAATGGATTTCCCCACTTCCCTGGCCTCGACACCTTCACGGTGTTCTCTGGCATGCGCCAGCCCTTCTTTCGGGAAAGCTGGACGCGCTTAGCCATCTGCCTGCTCCTTGGCATCGGAGAGGGCGCGGCGGGCGGCGGCGCGGCCTGCTTCGGTGATATAGACGCATTCGTTGTTTCGCCAGCCAACGGTGAATGGTCGGTCCCCGCCGCGATGCTCTACTAGGCCCTTTTTACGTAACGCTTCGCATGTCGATGTGCCGAGGTCCCACGCGGTGAAATATCCGGGGCGATGGTTGTGCACATCCGCCAACGCGCGCTTCTGCGCCTCTGTCAGCTTACCCATGGCTTGAGTCCTCCGACAGGGCGGCGCGGCCTGCTTCGGTTATGCTGAAGTGGTTGAGGCGGTGCCGCACTGCATAGCCCTTCATGACAAGCCACGCGGATGTGGTCAGGTCCGCTCCGATCAATAGTGTTGGCTTGTCCGAAAGCCGCGATAGAACCCTGAGCCGAGCATTCGTCAGCTTAACCATGGCTTGAGTCCTTTGGCTGGGATGGGGCGATTTCGGTGACCGCATCGGTGATTTGGATTGCGCCACGGACCTTCCAATGATGGCCGCACGGACATTGCGCCTCAAGACGGAGCATGCATCCCGGCTCGTGATACCCCTCCGCCCGGTCAAGCCGTCCGTCAGTCACCTCGAACGAAGATGTCCACTCGCCGCTTTCAACGAAGGTGAACGTCCGAGAGCGGCACTTTGGGCAGCGTATTTTGGTCGTTGCGGGGCGCCCCATCTTACTCCCCTCCCTTTGGCTGGGATGGGGCGGCGGGGAGAGGGCGCACAGCGACCAGGGCCGCCCCTGCAATGAGGCTCATCCAAAGCTTGCCAAGCACCTGCCCGCCGATGAAGTCTAGCGATCCGAAGGCCAACCAGAGAAACACGGCGCTATCTATGACCGAGCCGACGATGCCGCTCGCGGCAACAGCAATCCAGAGCCGACGCGTGCGCAATGGGGCGTAGACGGCAAGGTCTGCTAGCTCCGCAAGTACAAAGGCGAGCACTGACGCTAGCACCAAAGCATGCGGGGCGAGCAACCATGACACCGCGCCGCCAAAAGCGATGGCGAGCAATGCCGCGCGAATACCGCCCGCCTCGTGCACCATGTCACGCAAGACAAAGGCAGCGCCGACGACCAGCACTCCGCTAGGGGCGTAGAGGCCAAACCCGACCGGGAGGAGGCAAGGGCCTGCCGGTATGCAATCGGTGCCGACATGCCCGATAAGCCAGTTTGCGGCCGGGATGGTGGCTGCGAACGCAGCCATGAGGGCAGCGGTCTTAGGCTGCATTGAAAATGTCTCCTTGATTGTGGCGCTGCGCTATGGCTTTGCGCATGTGGGTGTATCGTGCGATGCCGGTGCCATCGCAGGAGTTCGCGCCGAGTTCTTCGAAGTGCTTGAACCGCTGCGGATCGTTCACGCGGCCGATATGAACCCATTTCTCAAGGGCCTTTGCGGCTCTAACGATCTGCTCGGCGTGAGGCGAGCATTTCCAAGCGGTCGACCCACCAATGAAAACCGCGTCGATATCATCCCAGGGTATGGGTAGATGCTCCTGGCCGTCTTGGCAGACGAGAGCGAGTTTCCAGCCGTTCAGCCGGAGCCTCCACCTTTCGAATACTTCGAGGGTGCGACGAGCCGAGCCGACAACATCGGGGACCGCGACGAAGAGGCACTTATCTTTGTGGTGTTCCTCGCGCGCCAGAAGGGCGAGGAAGGCGGGGATATCGAACCTGCTATACCCGCCGTTGTCGATGGCAAACCGGCCTGTGCGCAGTCGGTAGCGCGTCAAGGGAGTGAGCAACTGCCCGACCTCACATCCGATTTCTGCCGCGCACTCGTCCAGGTCCTGACCGTTGTCGAGGAGCACGATCACTTTTTGCGCTCCGATTCCTGCTGAGCGCGCTCCCACTGCCCCCAAGTTGCCGCCGGCCGGTCGCCTCCCTCTGATGTGGCGGGGGCGGCGCGGCTGTCTCCCTTTGGCTGGGATGGGGCGGCGGTACGGGCTGCACTGCGCTGCTTCTCTACCGCCTCGTCATAGAGGATGGCCGCGACGCCCATAGTCAGAGCGCCACCCATGAAAAGGGTGAAAACAATCCACTCAATCACCGGCCTTCCTCCGCTTCGAGACGGACAAGCCGGTCTATCTCAGCCGCGATTAGGGCACCGGCTTTAATCAAGTCGCGGCGGCGGGTTGTCGGCTTCCACCATTCATCAGCCCATGGCCAAAGCACAGGAGGCCCATCGGCCCGAGATCGGGAGGCATCGTCCAACCCGGCATGATGTGCATAGCATCCGGCCGCGTCTGCGAGTTCGCCGTCGCTGTGCTCGTCATCGTGTTCCGGCGTCAAGCCTTCGTCATCTATCTGTCGTTGACGTTCGGCAGCAATCGCAGCGACACCGCCTTGCCATCCCTCCACCACAGGGGCGGGAGAGGCGGGGGCTACAAGCGCTGCGTTGCAAACGGCGTCGTTGTCACAGCCGCAGCCGGGATAGCCGCATGACGCTGGCCGCTCGCGAAGCACGCTCAACGCCAGCTCAGTCATTAAGCCAGTAACAGAATGCGCGGGTAGCCGGTCAGTCGTGCGCCAACCTTTGTTGACGTACATGGCCTTGGCACGAGACCTCACTTCATCTTCGGTGATTTCGTCCAGCGGCTGTATCGCCACCGCTGGCTGTGCGGGGCTGGTGTAGAGGGGGTCGATGTCGATGTCAGTGTCGTGTCGGTGCTCTTCCACCCACCTCGGTTCTGGGTCGTAAACCCAAGTGGTCATGCCCTTGATGCGCCAGCGCCACGACACCGCCTCCCCTGTGCTGGCAGGGGCGGGGGTGGATAGGGCGGCTCGTCTCTCCGCTTCGATCTGTGCGCGGCGTAGGCCGTATTCCTCGCCGCTGGCGTAGTTATACCCATCGACGGCTCCGAGCTTCGAGCGCTGCTCATCGCACCATGCCGCTAAGTCTTTCAGCGCCTCCGCACCGGCCGGCGATGGAAGCGTGGCTAGGGCGGCGGTAAGGCCCCATCTGGTTGCCTCGTCCTTGTCGAAGACGCCGCCCGCCAGAAACCGGGCCATGTAGGCTTCGTATCCGGCCTTGTACGCCGCTACCATTTCATCTGTGACCTTCATAGGATCTCTCCTGTGGCGATGTGCCGGCGCGGCATGATCTTCGACGAGGGTTTGGCGCGCGCGACGTCCGCCGGGATGACGACGAGGCCCTTCTCGACCCAGATGGCCCAGGTGCGTTGCATGGCGCGGAGGCAATAAGCGAGCTCCTGCTCGCGTGGGAGGCGGTGCTGGTCGATCGCCTCATGGCAGGCGTAGCAGCCGAACGCGGCCGAGTAGTCGTTGGCCTTGTTGCCCAGCCCCTTGCTCTCATCGCGGATGTGGCAGAGCACCGTCTGCTCAGGATCGTGGCAGCACACGCCCGGGATCTGGAATGTGCAGGTCTGGCCCTTGGCGCTCTTCCGGAGCTTGGTCGAGATGATGCCCATCACGCCACCTCCGGCCGAGCGTTGTGCTCGATGCCATCGAGGAGGCGGCCGGACAGAGCCTTCCCGATCCGGAACACAGGCTCGTCAGTCTCGGTGAATGCCTCGGGCCTGCCGAGGAATTGGTTCATGCGGTCGATTCCGCCAGAACCGTCATCCGATACCCACACGCCATTCTGCTTGTGGTGATAGGCGACGCCCGCTGCCGCGCACTGGTCGCGCAGGCTACGGTACCAGTCGGGATGCGTCGGCCGCGCCTTGTGGCCGCCCTGGTCCGTCTCGCCGCCGGTGATGACCCAATCGATCCGCGGCTGCTCTTCCGTCGGATACAGATGGCGAAGCCTGAACCCTTCGAGCAGCGGCTCGCATGAGACGAAGGTGAAGGCGGGATTGAGTTCGGCCGCGGCGTTCACCAGAGCGGGCTCGTTCACATCGGCGCGCTTCTGGTCCTCGATCGTGGTGCCAATCGCGGCATTGCGAGGCCACTCATCTCGTGTGTGGCTGATCTCGTCGAACAGCTTCACGATGTTCTGCGGCCGCTTCGTCAACAGTAGCCAGACGAGATGCGGGGTCTTGATGATCAACTCGAACAGGTCTCGCCGCCATTCGGTCGGCACCTGATTATCGAAGACGTCGGCGAGCGACGAGCAGAAGACGAAGGGGCGTGTGCCCGCCTCCCGTGCCTTCTTGTTCCAGCGGATCGGCTGGCGCCAGTTGCTCGCCGATGTCCGAACCCGAGTGCCGTTGCCTTTGCCCGGCGCGCCCCATTCGACGCGGCCATAGCGCTTATCCATCAGCGCCTCGGCATAGCAGCCGTCGCACGCCGGGGAGACCTTGGTGCAGCCAATCCAGGGGTTAAAGGTCGCATCGCACCAGCTGATTGCGGTGATCTCGCCCATCACGCCACCCCCAACCACTTCCGAGCCTGCACCTTCAGATAGGGCATGACCTGATCGCGGCCGGCGGGGTTTTCGACCAGGCGGGCGCAGGTCTCGTAGGCCTTCTGGACGAACTCTTTGTCTTTGGGCAGTTCCGCAAGCCAGGCCATGCGGACCTTATCAAGTCTGTCGGCGCGCTCGGATGCATTCATGTGCGTTGCAGCCGCGAACATGGCATCAGCGCATTCTTCGAGGACGAACAGCTTCTTATTCTGCTCATCCGACAGTTCACCCGGGGCCGGCGCCGCGGACTGACCATCAGCCGCTTCATCACCGGCCCCATCCGCCTCGGCGGTATCTGTTGGGGCGCCAGCATCGCCAGCGCCCCCGTCGGCGGTGTCCTCGCCGCCTGCACCATCGGTGGAGACGGCCGATGATGGTTCTTGTTCGATTGCAGCCTCGCCAGCGACCGCCGCATTCTCGGCAGCCACATTTTCCAGCGCGAAGCCTTCCGCCGGCTGGCGCTCGCCGTGAGGTTCAGCGCGGGCAGCAGTCAGCCGCTCGGCAAGCGATGGCCGCTCGTTGAAGTCACGAGCCCGGAGTGCCTTGGCGTTTTCGGCAAGGTCAAGCATCTCATCCGGGGTGTAGACGCCCAGCATGATCGCTGGCTCATAGAACCGAGCCCAATCTCGGGTGCCGCGATACATCAGCATGCGGCGATAGTTCTTCGCCGCGCTCCACGGGCTTTTGTCGCCGGTCGACCATTCGGCGACCGAGCCGTCCACAACCCGCGCACTAGGCAACGACATGCCAGGACGGACGGCAGCAATGGCTTCCTCTGTCCAAGGCTGATCGGAGATGTATATCCGGTACTCTGGCTTCGCCGGGTCGCCCGTGAAGTGATGATGGAGCCTTACGCCTAACTTGGCGTCGAGCACCGCGGCGACGAGCTTGCCTTCATAGCAGAGCTTGCCCCGAACCACTGCCACGCTTTGCGCTACAGCGAACGGGTCAAGCCCCCATCTGACCGCCTGGTTCACAACCAGGAAGCAGTTCGAAATGATTTGCGACAGCGGGAGCTCTTTATCTTTCTCCTTGTAGAGAGATTCCGGAATCAGCGTGCTTTGCGCCATCACGTTGGCGATGCGCTGCATGTGCTCGAAGCGGCTCGTATCGAGAACAGGAACCGGGTCGACCACTTCAAGTAGGGCCCGCTTAGGGCGGTCTTCGGTCGCGACGAGTGCGTTCATGTTCAGGCAGCCTCTTGGTCAAGGAAATGGTCGAGCCGGTCTTTGACGAACGGCTTCATCTGGATTGCGCGCTCGCCACCGTCGAACGGCCGGGCGCCGGGCCAGTGTCCGGTATCGAGACAGGCGCGAATGGTGCGCAGACACCAACGGATGGCGCGCTCGCCGCGGTCGATCTCATGCATGGAGAGTTCGACGTGCGCGGTATCGGGAACATCGTCGTTGAGGACGTAGACCAGCACGAACGTTTCGAACGGGATGGCGAGCTCACGGCAGACCATGCGGATCATTGCGGCCTGCAGGTAGTAGCCGGCGTCAAAGACCTGTCGCTCGAGGAAGTCCTCGTCGAACTTGCTGGCCGTCTTCAGGTCGGCGAAGACACCGTCGGCGCTTGGCATGACGTCCGGCCGGACCTTGAGCCAGATGCCGGTTTCCTTGTCCTTGACGCAGAGCGTGCGCTCGACGCGGCCATTCAGTACGCCGAGCTTGACCATCTCATTGGTGCTGGCGTCGGCGTGTATCCGCTTGATCCGCTCAAGCTGCTCCGGCGAGATGATGGTCTTACCGTCCTGAGCTGCCACCCAATCCTTGCAGTAATTGGCGTTCATGGTCCAAGGCTTGGGCTCGCCGGTCTTGCTGTCGGGGTAAGTCGCGGGCCGGACTGCAAAGCTTACCTCGAACACCTCGTCGCCGAGCAGCAGGCAGTGAGCCGCCTTGCCGAAGTCGAGCGCGTCACTGGTTGGCGGAGTGATGCGGTTCGGGTTCCACAGCCAACGCCCCCAGAACGCCTTCGGGGAGCCGCCATGCGCCGGCAGCATCCATTTCAGCGCGCTTTTGGAGACTGACGGGCCGTCGAACAGGTCGACCTTGCCGTGATAGTCGGCCAAGCTGATGCCCTTGTAAGTGCCGCGCGTCGTGATCTGCGAGCCATCCCATTCACGCTCCATCCGAGCGAACACGCGGCCGAGAGGCACGCCAACCTGTTCCGCGCGGTTGTGATCGATGTCGATTCTATGCTGCATGGTGCATCTCCATTGCGCCGAAGCAGGCGATCGCTTCCCGCCGCCAGCGAGCTTTTTGGGTTTCAGGGACTGAGGTCATCCAGCGGCGCGCGGCCGCTTCGTCGATGCTTTCGAAAACCGGGCGGTCGCCCAGGTACAGCGGCTTGCCGTTCAGGACGCGTTGCCGTGTCGATAGCTGGCCATTGACCGAGATGAACTCGCGATAGAGCGCGAAGGCGCCCGCTTCAATTTGTTCTTCCGTCATGGCAGCACCAGCGCGGCGGCAGCGACGAGCAGGGCGACCACGACGAGGGCGCACGCGTCCTGGATGGTGCCGGCGAATGTGATCGGTTCGGACGTGCGAGGGGTGCGGGTGAGGCGGTTCATGCTGCCTCCCTTTCCGCCGCCTCGGCGACCATGCTGGCGGCAAGCGCATCGTCCTGCCGGATGAGCCGATCCAGCCACGACGGAACCGCGACAGCCTGGCTATTGCTGATGAGCAGGATCGACCGGATGTAGAGTTCGCCGGCCTCGAGCTCGTACTTGATGACAAGGTCGAGCTCGGTCTCGTCGCCGTCCCAGATCGACAGCGAGACGGTCGTGCGGAAGGTGAGTTCACGCGCCATGCTCGCCTCCTGCCTGCAGGATGGCGGCGACGGTCAGTTCCAAGGCTGCCTTGAGTTCAGGTGACCGATCATCGTTCGGCGCAAATACTGCTGCCGACAGCGCTTTCAGCGCCTTCACCAAGGCTTCATGAGAGTTGACTGCGCGGACGATGAAAGCGGCGTTGGCGAGCGCATCGCCACCGGCAGACCATGTTCTCCCCTCGCTGTCAGTCTCCTGTGTTTCTTCACAGACCGCGATAACGCCTATGACAGGGCCGCAAAACGTATCGACAGTTCCCGTTGCATAGATGTACTTTCCCTGCACTTCCCAAGGCGTCGGCGTGTGCTTCTGTTCGGTCATGTCACGCAGCCTCTGCTACAGGGGAGAGCGCGGCGTCGATGTCAGCCAGGGCAGCAACACGGCGGGCGTGCTGGACGTCCGACACCCATGCGCGCCGGTTCTTGGTGACGGACCGCAGGATGTGCGCGGCACCGATCGCCGTGGCGTTCAGGCCGGCGCCAAACTCGTAGATGGCCAGGGCGCGGAATTGCTCGGCGTCGGCGTCACCGCGCGCCTGCTTGGCCCCATAGATGTCTTTCAGGAACAGCATTGTCGTCTCCATCTCCGCCAGATCGGCCAAGGGCTTCTTCGTGGCTGATGGGAGTAATTTAAACGGTAAAATTACCGCCGTCAACATATGGCGGTAAAAAAACCGACAAGATGTATTGCGCCGGCTGAGCGGCGCGCATAAAAAGAAAGCCCCGGCGGGATGATCCGACCGGGGCGCGACGCCCACAAAGAGACGTTGAGATAAGTCAGGGCTTATGTATCAAGTAGAGCCTTCGGAAACAAGCATTAAGGCGCGTCGCGGCGCAGAAAATCGCAACATCTTGGGTCTGCTCGGCGGTTCCCGCCAAGTGATTGCGGTTGGAGCGCTCGAGGCGGTGGTCTTCACGGGCGATTGTCCCGCCGCGCCGATCATCCGGTGCATGAATCTCCCCCAGGTTGCCGGCTCCCTCACGAACCGGACGAATCTGACGGGGCTTGGAGCGCCCGTCCTCGATCAACGCTTGCCGCGCGAGGAATAACCCCAGCCAACTTTTCACACTTGAGTTCGTATCGGCGCGTTCCGTTCGCACCGCTGGACAGGCGGGAGGATGCCGGTGAAGGGCAGACGGGTACTGCCAAATCAAACACCAGGCTGGGTGGAAATCAGGTTCACGGATGCTTGGCTGCGGACAAGGCGCAGCAGGAAAGGACGGCCTTCAGTGTGTGAAGGACGCTCCTTTTCGAAGCCTATGGAAGATGAACACAAGAGACTGGAAATCAGGTATGAAACACGCATTCCAACCGTATGAGTGGCCGGAGTCGCTCTATCCCCTGCGCGACTGGCTCCGCCGCAAAGGCGTTGATGTCGATGCGCTGAAAAGCGAGCGCCAGGCGTACTGGATGGCACGCACGCTTGGCCGGCAGAGAACGAAATTTACCAAGGATCGGACAAAATCCCTCTTCCCGCATATGCTGAAACTTCAGCGTACCCTTTGCCCGAACGAGCACGGCGGAAGATATCCGACGCGGAGAGAACCGTTCATTCCGGGCACATTTGGAGCTGCGTCAGAGGTTCGGCGAATAGACCCCGCCGAGTATCAGAAGGCGAAAGGCTAAGGCCTACTTGCGACGTGGGCGCGTTCTCCCCTTCGCCAGGATCTGCAAGGCCCTGATCGTGAGCGCCACCAATTCCTCGCGATCGGCGTCGTCCAAAGGATCGAGGATCGGCCGAAGCGCGGCCCCGAGCCTGTCCGCGTCACGCTGCGCCATCGTCCCGCGTAGCCGATCGATGATCTCCCCGTTCAGGCTATTGCTGCCTTTCTCATCCATCAGGAACGACAGGACGTCTTCCGGCAATCGGAGGTGGAAACTGTGGGGCGGTTGCTTGGACATGCCCCGACTTATCGCTGAAACATTAAGTGCTAGAAATGGTTCCACAATATCGACAAAAGTGGAACCATCGGCGAGGGGGCGTTCAGAGGTGCTGCCCCAAATTGCCAGACGCGTCCCATCATCAAAAGCAAGTCCGATGCATCCTTCTGCGATTGATGCTGGACCTTCATTCGGTCGCGACATCTCGTAGCGTGCCCACAGAGGAAACCTTGGTCTCTTTTGCGATCCGCGTGGGGCAGTACGAGGGACGTCCGATGGATGCGACCCAGATCTCGGCAGTAACGACGCTGCCGAGGACTTCTGTCCACAGGCACCTGTCCGCGATGCAGCGACGCGGAAACATCAACCAGAGACGTGTAGGGCGCCGGATAGTCTATTCTTTCCGGTCATCGACGCCTGAAACGGACGCTTTCTTTGAGGCAATTGAGCGTGTGGTTCGGCAAGCAATGCGCGAACTGTCCATTTTGGACACTTCAATTGTAGACACCGATCCTAACGGTATGTAGCAATTCGTTAGGGCCTGCGGACGGCCCTCGAGGAGGAGGAAAAATCACAACTCGAAACGCGCTGTGACAGCCGGCGGTTGACACGTCGGCTAGGTAGATGTTCCTATTATGTTCTCATCGCAGGGGTGGTACTTTGAGCAGGCAGTTTACTGAGTTCGTTTCGCCGCGGGCGGCTGGTTAGTGGGCGGGGAAGTCATGATCGAATATAGGCCGCGTTACGAAACGCGGAACGAGGAGATAGTCGCTGAGCTGCGAGAAGCGGCTGGTGCCGCCGCCCCGCTAGATCCAAGGATTGTCGTAAAGAGGAAAGCTGCCGAGATCTCTACCTTGATGGCTCTACTTCACGGCGGCCATTGGATGGTGAGGATTGATCACGATGAAGGCCTTGTGATGATTGCTCGTCGTGGTCGTCGACGAACACTTTGACAGAAGAAACTGCCCGGCCCAGGTCTTCTGCATCGACACCGAAGGCGAGTAGAGCAGACCGCAACTGAGCCTCCGGCGTGGCGCCACTTCCATTCCGGGCGAGTTCGATCCCAAGCACGGCCTCAACCTGGTTTAGTTTGATCGTGGTTGCGCTCGCCTTATTCGTCCCGTTCCGCCGATCGGCCTCGACCGCCCTTTTCCAATTCCGGATTGTGTCTTTGGAGTCCGTCGCCTTGGCGGAAACTTCGGCCGCGGTCATCCCAAGCTCAGCTATGCGAGCCTCTATTTTCTCAATGATTTGGGCCAGGTCGATCATGCGGTGAAATTACCGCCAACGGCGAGCTGCAGCGAGCGGTAAGAAAACCGTTGACAGCAGCGGTAAAATAACCGACAAGGTAGCGCCATGACAGAAATCGCGCACCTTCTCGGCCTCGCCGACGCATTCATCGCAGCCACTTCGGTCAAGGAAGTGACGCTCAGCCATCGGGTGTTTGGCGACAGCAAGAAGCTCACCGCCATCCGAAATGGGGCAGACATCACGGTCGGTCGCTTCAATGCGGCCATTGCCTGGTTTTCAGCAAACTGGCCCGAAGATGCGGACTGGCCCGCTAACGTTGCGCGGCCGGTGGTGGAGAACGCGGCATGATCCGCACTCAGCCAACCGACGAACACGGCCTCGCCCTCGACACCATCCATATCGACGGTGGTACGCAGTCGCGGGCCACGCTCAACGAACACGTAATCGAGGATGTACCTCTTGCCCTGATAGCTGCGGACACTCAGGCCCAGCCGCGCAAGTACATCAAGACCGACGTCTGGAAGGACTACCAGGAAGCCATGGAGCGGGGAGACATCTTCCCGCCAGTGACCGTCTTCCACGATGGATCGAAGTATTGGCTCGCTGATGGGTTCCACCGCGTTTACGCCGCGCGAGGCATTGGCCGCACAGAGATCCGCTGCGAAATCCATCAAGGCGGTCTGCGCGACGCCGTCCTCTACAGCGTCGGCGTCAACCATGCGCATGGCTTGCAGCGAACCGATGCCGATCGTCGCCGGGCGATCATGCGCCTCCTTGAAGACGAAGAGTGGGGCGCGTGGTCGGATCGGGAGATCGCTCGTCGGTGCAAAGTGCACCATACGACCGTCGCGCGTGTAAAGGCTGACATCCGAGCGTTCTACCGAGGAGAAGCCCGCGACGCCGGAGGCAAGTTCCGTCCGGGCAGGGAAGCGGTGTTCGATGACCCCCGCGTGGAGCGGATCACTGGCGATGTAGCCAGTGATAGCCGTGGCCGCAAGTTCCGATCCAAACACGGCACCGTCGCCACCATGAAGACGGCCGGCATCAATGCCAGCCGCAAGAATGCACCGAGGCCCTCGATAAGCGATGAGCCATCCCCGGAGGCAGGTCCGCAGGCCGAAGCCTCCCTTGCCGGGACAGGAACCGGGACGCCTGCGGATCGTGAGGGCCGCCACGAAGGGGAGGCGGCTTCGGCCGACCTCCCCACCAATCTCCGCAACATCTTCGACGAACTGGTCGCGCTCTGGACCGAAGCGACCGACGAAGACCGCGAAGCATTCATCGCCTACCTGCGGGTGAGCGGTGTCATCTTCACAGAGAGCAATCCAGCCACTGGCACGGGAGGCGATGATGTAGATCGCCGCGCGGAGCGCGCCAGCAGCGCCGTGAAAGTCGGCGCAACGAATTTGAGTGGGGAGAGCCGCGAGCGGCAGACGGTCGGAACGCCACCATCCGGGGCCAATCCGATCAGCAAGCCCGAAGCCCCATCGATGGACGGAGCCCGCAAGGGACCATCGGGAACAGCGGCAGAAAAATACCAGGCGCAGGTTACGCGCCAACCTGAGGGGGAGCGATCGACGGATGGAGAGGCGGTGGTCTCTCCCGCTCCCCGAAATTCCCAGATGCCTGCCAACCCCGCTGCGTCCCCAGCACGGCAGGCGACTGCAGCCCCGGAGGTCGCTCCTCCTCCCGCCTCCGGGGCAACCCTTTCCAAGGCGGACATGATCCGTCGCATCCGGCCGTTCTGTCAGCATCTCGACGATCTCGAGAAATGCGGCGGTACCGGTCGTGAGCATTGCGGACCTTGCAAAAAGCTGATGGCGGAAAAGGTGGAGGCGGCATGACCCCACTCGCCCATGCCGCCTCCGAGTTGATCCGAACCAATCCTAAGCTGGCCCACGAGGTAAGGCGCCAGCTGGATCAGAAGCCCGTCGGCGGTCTCACTGTTCGGCAGCGGCAAGTCCTCGACTTCATAATCGACTACCAGAAGAAACGAGTAGTTGCGCCCACCTTTAGCGAGATCGCAGACGGCATTGGTCTCGGATCAAAGTCGGGTGTCAATCGCATCATCAACGCGCTGGCCGAGCGGGGATACATCACCCACATGCCGGGCCGCGCCCGTTCAATCGTAGTTCTTAGGGTGCCAGAATGATCGCGGCACTCACCCATATCGCGGCGTTCGTGGCTGGCCTAATCGTAGCCTGGGCCGTCGCGGGCAATTGCGTCCGCGAGCGTCAGGCCCAGCCTGACAACATTCGGCCTCTCACCCGTGAAGACGCGGCGCGTCGGGTAGGGTGCTGATGCGAATGGATCATCTTGATTATCGGCAACCATTCTCCGTCGCACTGGCAGGTGCAACGGCAGCGAAAGTTGGATCGAACGATGAGGTTGGCGCTTCGTGGTTCGATCCATTTCTCGACCTCGTCTTTTCTGCCGGTTCGACCGGCTTAGTCGCTGTCTCTGACACGCACAGAGATAGCGAAGAGGAAATGTCATGCGTGACAAATGCTCTGACAGGGGCGACAAAATGTCTGTAACGCGTATCGACGACCCGGTGTGGCTTGGCCAGGAGGCCAAACGCATGTCGACGGAGCTCTTGAAGAAGGAGCACCGTGGTCCGGGCGACACCATCGAGGCGGCAGCGGACCGCCTGCAGACCCGGCTCCGGGTTCCTTCCAACATCATCCTCCAGTGCTGGAACCGTCCCCCTCGCGAGATGAAGGTCTCGCGCTGGATGGCTGTGTTCCAGGCCCATTGGCAGGAGTTCGGCGATCGGGCCGAGGCGACTTACGAGGAACAACGCAATGGTACTACGGCCCATCCGGTATTGGCTGGCCTCGCAGATCTTGTCGCTGGGCGAAATGCTCAGCCAGCGAACCGGTAGGCGTCGGATGGTGCTCGTGTTCGCAGGGGCCGCCGCCGCGATCCTCGCTGCGATCTTCGCCTACGACGCCAGCAGCATGGCGATCACCGACAAACCAACCATCCAGCGCGCCACGGTGACGTGGTGAGAAAGGGAAAACTGAGCATGGCAAAGGCAGCTAAGGCCGAAGTTGGCCACAACAGTGATTTGACCCCCGAGGAGCGCAAGGCGCTCTTCATGGATCACTTCAAACCGATCGCCGCACAGCACGAGGTCGTGAAAGCGGCCCAGGCCGAATACAAGCGTCTTCGCAAACTGGCCAAGGCCGACAAGATCGCGGGATGGGAGATCGATCACGCCCTTCGGTGTGCCGAGATCGAAGACGGCAGCATCATGGTCGATCGCATGAAGCGCTCGGCCGAAATCGCAGCCTGGTTCGCTCTGCCGGTCGATTTCCAGCCTGACATGTTCGGCGACTTTTCGCGGGAACACGGTGAAGACCTAGCGCGCAAGCTTGGACGAAAGGCGGGTGCGACGGGTGAGGGATCTAACCCGTATGACGAGCACACAGCCAACGGAAAGGCTTGGGCGAAAGGGTGGGAAGAGGAGCAGAAGGCTGCCCGCATCGCTCTTCAGTCAGCCATGGAGAAGCGGAACCGCGCCAAGGACGAGCTGATCAAGAAGGACGATCCGTTCGAAGTCGACCAGGCCGCATAGGCCTTCCCCTTTCCAGTCGAGTGGCGGGCGCCTGCCTCAGTGGCGCATCTCCCCACCGAGACACGAAATGCAATCCCTCACCACCTCTCAGAAGCGCTGGTTTGCCTGCCTCCTGGCAGCGTCTGTCACTGGCAGCGTGATCTTGGTCGCCGTGATCGGAGGCGCGAAATGAACGCCTATGCCGATTTCCTCAAGGCCAAGGTGCGCCTGGCGCCGGTCTCCGGGTTCGAGATCGAAGACGCCAACGTGAACCCGATGCTGAAGCCGCACCAGCGCGACATCGTGAAGTGGGCAGTCCGCGGCGGCCGGCGCGCGATCTTCGCGGCGTTTGGGCTCGGCAAATCCGTGATGCAGATCGAGATCCTCCGCATCGTGACGGAGAAGGTTCAGGGGCGAGGGCTGATAATTCTGCCCCTTGGCGTGCGGCAGGAGTTCCGCCGCGATGGCAAGATGCTCGGCCTCGACATCAAGTTCATTCGCCGGATCGATGAGGCAGGGGAAACCGGCCTCTACATAACGAACTACGAGACGATCCGCGACGGGAAGCTCGATCCGAACGAGTTCCAGGCGGTCAGCCTCGACGAGGCGTCGGTTCTTCGGTCTTATGGCTCGAAGACCTACCAGACGTTCCTCTCGCTGTTCTCGGCGTCGCGCTTCCGTTTCGTCGCAACCGCCACGCCGTCGCCGAACCGATACAAGGAGCTGATCCACTATGCCGGCTTCCTCGGCATCATGGACACGGGGCAGGCGCTGACGCGCTTCTTCCAGCGCGACAGCACTCAGGCGAACAACCTGACGCTCTATCCGCACAAGGAGCGGGAGTTCTGGCTTTGGCTGAACTCCTGGGCGATCTTCCTGCAGCGGCCGTCGGATCTCGGATACTCGAACGAGGGCTACGACCTGCCGCCGTTCAAGGTCATCTATCACGAGGTCCAGACGAACCTTGCCGACGGCGGCGAGGATCGTGACGGCCAAGCTCTTCTGTTCCGTGACAGTGCCATTGGTGTTGTCGGCGCCTCGAAGGAGAAGCGCGACACGCTCGGCGCCCGCATCGCCAAGATGCGCGATATCCTCGACGGGGCTCCCGATGATCATTTCATCCTCTGGCATGACCTCGAGGATGAGCGCCGCGCGATTGAAGCGGCCGTGCCCGGCGCTGTCTCGGTCTACGGATCGCAGGACCTGGACTCGCGAGAGCAGTCGATCATCGATTTCAGTGAGGGGAAGTTCCAATACCTCGCCGCAAAGCCGGTGATTGCCGGTTCGGGCTGCAACTTCCAACGCCACTGCCACAAGGCAGTGTTCCTCGGCATCGGCTTCAAGTTCAACGACTTCATTCAGGCGGTGCATCGCGTTCACCGCTTCCTGCAGAGCTGGCCGGTCGAAATCCACATCATCTACGCCGAGAGCGAGCGCGAGGTCCTGCGCACGCTCCAAGCCAAATGGGAGAGGCATGACCAGATGGTCGAAAAAATGACCGAAATCATCCGCGAGCATGGCCTTGATCAGCTGTCCGCCGCGGACGCACTCACCAGATCCATCGGAGTTGAGCGGATCGAGGCCAAGGGCGAGGGTTGGCTGGTCGCCAACAATGATTGCGTCGAGGAAGTCCGATCGATGCCGGACGCTTCGGTCGATCTGATTGTAACCTCGATCCCGTTCAGCAATCACTATGAGTACACGCCGAGCTACAACGACTTCGGCCATACCGACAGCGACGAGCATTTCTTCGCGCAGATGGATTATCTGACGCCGGAGTTGCTGCGCATCCTGAAGCCAGGCCGCATCTACGCCTGCCATGTGAAGGACCGGATCCTGTTTGGAAACGTGACCGGCAAGGGCGTCCCGACCGTCAACCCGTTCCACGCCAAGACGCTGTTCCACTGCCTCGGGCATGGCTTCGACTATCTCGGCATGGTCCAAATCAACACCGATGTCGTTCGCGAGAACAACCAGACCTATCGCCTCGGCTACACCGAGATGCGGAAGGACGGGACCAAGATGGGGGTCGGATCGCCGGAGTACGTACTGATCCTCCGCGCGCCGCAGTCGGACCGGGGGAAGGGCTACGCCGACGACCCGGTAAGGAAGGCCAAGGAGGATTACAGCCTTGCCCGCTGGCAGGTCGACGCACATGCGTTCTGGCGGTCTTCTGGCGAACGGCTTCTGACGCCGGAAGAACTGGCGTCGATGGGGCCGGATAAGCTGGCGAAGACGTTCACGGAATGGACCCTGAAGAACGTCTATGACTACGAGACGCATATCAAGGTTGGCGAAGCCCTAGAAAAGCGCGGCGCGCTGCCCTCGACCTTCATGGCGCTTGCACCCGGCGCGACGGCGCCTTGGACTTGGCACGACGTCAACCGGATGCGGACCCTTAACGGCGAGCAGTCGCGGAAGGGGCTCGAGTTCCACATCTGCCCTCTGCAGTTCGACATCGTCGATCGGCTTATCAACCGCTTCTCGGCCAAGGGCGAACTCGTGTTCGATCCCTTCGGCGGTCTGTTCACGGTACCGTACCGGGCGCTCAAGCTGGGGCGTCGCGGTCGCGCCGTCGAACTCAACGGCGGCTATTTCCTCGACGGCATCAAATACCTGGAGGCGATGGAGCGAGAGATTGCCATCCCGAGCCTGTTCGATGCGCTCGAAACCGATCGCGAGGCCGCATGATCATCCTCGGCCTCGACATCGCGACCACGACCGGCTTCGCCTGGTACGACGCGAACGTTCAAAGCCTCTCGTCGATTAAGACGGGTCTCATGAAAGCTGAGGGCGAGAGCCCGGAAGAAAAGGCAGCCTCGCTAGCTGATCAGTTGCGCATCATGCTTAAGGACCAGCGCCCGGACTTCGTGTCGATCGAGGAGCCGCTACGCAACGTCAAGACGTTCACGAAGACCATTCAGACGCTGCATGGGCCAAGAAAGATCCAGACAATCAATCCCAACCAGATGCTTTTGCCCGGCCTCATCGGTGGCGCGGTAGGCATCATCAGCGCTTATCGCATCCCATGGCAGACGATCCCCTCGTCCACATGGCGGAGATTCTTCTTCGGCCCGGGTTTCAAGCCCCCGATCAAGATCAAGGAGAAGGAGGGCGAAGACCCGGTCGAAGAGAAGCTGTGGAAACGTGCCGCGATTGACCGCTGCCATGTGCTCCGGATCACGGTGAAGAACGCTGATGCCGCCGAGGCCGTGGGCATTGCCATGGCCGGCAAGGCCTGCCAGCGGTTCAAGTCATTGCAGACGAGGGCGGCATGAACGCTTTCTCCCACGACTTCCGGCCGGCGCTCCCTGATGCCGTCGAGGCAGAGGCCGCCCTTTTAGGGGCGGTCATGCTCAATGTGAACGCCTTCGTCGCTGTCGATGGGAAGATCAGTGCCGAAGACTTCGGTGAGCCGTTGCATGGCAAGATATTCGGGATCATTTCGGACCTAATCCGCCAGGGCAAGAAGGCGACACCGCCGACCGTCATCGGTTTCTTGCCGGCTGATGCCAAGGTCGGTGATCTCACGATCTCGCAATACCTGGCGCAGCTTGTTGCCGAAGCCGTGACGGTGACGGGAGCCGACGGACTAGCCCAAGCCATCCGCGACGTGGCGTTGCGGCGCCGGTTAATCTCGATCGGCCAAGACATCTCATGGATCGGCTACAACGCACAGCCCGAGGAAACCGGCCAAGAGCTGATAGGCAAGGCGCAGGACCTGCTGTTCTCGCTCGATGCGGGCGACGATGCCGACGGCATGGTGACGGCTCAAACCGAAGTCGATCGCATGATGGGCGGGGAGCGCAAGAGAAGCCGCCCCACCGTCCCGCTGCCGCTCCCTCAGCTTCGCGAGGTGATGGGCGAGGACCTTGAGGCGGGGAACCTCTACGGCATGCTGTCGGGCTCGGGAGAGGGCAAGACGAGCAAGGTTCTGCAGATCATGAGCCATGCGGCCCGTCACGGTCATCCTACCCTTCTTCTCTCGTATGATCAGCTCTGGGACCAGTGCCTTCTGCAGATGGTGTCTCAGCAGCTCGGCATTGAGCACGCTAGGCTCAAAGACGAGGACCGGCTCCAAACCAAAGAGCGTGAGCGGAAATGGGAGGCGATTGCCGATCTGCGCTCCCTGCCGATGGCGTACAAGAAGTGTTCCGGCCGGCGGGACGGTTCGGCCCAGATCGCGGGCTATGCCCGCCGGTTCCTGACCACCTTCGCCCCTCGGTTCGAAAAGGTACCACTGATCATCCTCGACCACGTCCGCAAGGTGAAACCGAGGAACGAGCGTGACCATGAAGGCCGCATTGCTGCCGAGGTTAATGGTGTGTGCAAGGACATCGCCGCGGAATTCGGCGCCGTCTGGTTGAACCTCAATCAGCGATCCAGTGCGGGCGCGAAGCGCAAGAACCCGCGGCCGATCGATGCCGACATTTACGGGGGCGAGATGGCCCGCGAGGACTATGACGGCATGTTCTACCTCTACCGGGCCTGGAAATACCGTGCGACCCAACTGGCGACCGCTGCCGATGAAAAGGAAGAGCGGGAGATCGAGGGCCGGTTCGCCCGTGAGAGGTGGGAAGAGGATCACGCCGAACTTGGCGCACTGAAGGTGCGCTTCGGAGATCCATCCATCCGCCGGCGCATCCGGTTCGAAGCGACATTCACCCGATACGTGTCGATGCGCGAGGAAGCGCCGGCCGAACTGTTCGACGAGGGGCTTTGATGACCAAGGAATTCCTGCCCGAATATTCGCAGATGCCCTACGGCTCGCGGTACCGGCCACTGTTCCGGCTATTCGCCGGCGAGAACTGGCGCTTTGTTAGGAAGGATGGCCAGCCGGTCGAATGCGACACTGCAATCCAGGCAATTGCCGCGGCGAAAGAATGCCTGACGCGCGTTCTGAACCCGTCCATCCGCTCCGAGCAGATCGAGCAGGCGCCGGCAATGGATGCGCTGGCGGATGAGGTGACCGCCTTTCTCGCCAGACGCGAACAGGAGGCCGAGCAGGAGAAGGTGAGGGTGTTCGGTGACGTCGGCCCGTCGATGATCTATCCCGGTCGCGGCAGGCCTCCGGTAGCGGTTGAGCACAGGCAGAGGAGGCGGGCATGAGCATTTATGAAACGCCGCTCGACTTCATATTGCTGGCTCCGCTGCCCGAGTGGGTGCGCATGATTGTGCGCGAGGTTGCCGAGAAGCACGGAGTTCCGCCCCGTGAGATCCTGTCGCGGTCGCGCACCGTCCAGGTCACTGCTGCTCGCACTGAAGCGATCTATCGAACCAAGGCCGCAAGGCCGATGACCTCGGCTCCCACGATAGGCAAGTGGTTCGGTCTTGATCATACGTCTGTGCTCACCGCTCTTGCCCGCTATCAGGCCCGACACGGCGCTCCGGTCCTCAGCCGGTACAAGAAGGGCAGCACAGGGAGACTCGCGGCATGACAACCACTCACTGCCCAGCCTGTGGTCAGCCGCTGGCACAGCATGCTCCGAAAGAGGCGCTCGCGTCGGTGGCGCTCGGATATCGCGGCCGGACCATCATCGAATGTCTGTCGAAGGCCTATCCCCGCCATGTGTCAGGGCCCGACCTCGTCGACATGGTCTATCGCCACGACCGGGACGGCGGGCCGCTCTACGCGGCCAACGTCATCACGTCGTGCATCGCCGAGATTCGCCCGAAGATCGAGCCATATGGATGGACTATTCCGAAGAACCGGCCGGGGAGGGGCGCGATCGGATACCGGCTCGTGCCTGTCGAGACCATCGAGAAGATCGCCGGCAAGCCCCGGAAGCGCCGAAAGCGGGTGGCTGCATGATCGATCCGCGTGTCCAGGCCCTCTGCGACGAGTTCGAAGTCCGGGTAGTGCCGAAATCGGTATATCCGGGACCGGGAGAGACGCGCGCCGTCGGCACCCTGGAGAAGATCATCCGCCGACATGGCATTGAGCACGCGCGCCTGGTTATGACGACGCTCGCCGAAACCGAGAACAACAAGGCGTGCCTCGACCGTGAAGCGTTCGGCGCGGCTTCAGGGCTCATCCGGGCCCGGCCCGACGACGTGGATCAGGCATCAAAGTGGCTCGCCGCTTGGGACGCGACGCCGGTAGGCGAGCTGCAGTGGATAACCCAGGACCTCAGGGGCATCTTTCCGTTGAACGCGGTCCTGGCCGGCATGATCTACGAACGCATGTGGCGAGCCTTCGGGCCTCGATCCATACAACCCGATCTCTATGACGACAGGCGGCGGACATGAACATCGGCGACATCGCGAGCATCTTCATCAGAGCGGCGGAGATCGACCGCAACACCCACGAGCACGTTGGCCCGATGGCCCTGCGCGCCCAGCAGCTTCCTTATGTCCACGACTGGAACGACAAGGCCGGCTGGCGAAAAGAGGCGGGCGACAAGCTCGCCAAGGGAGAGGATCCGCTTGCCGAGGAGCGTAAGGCCTTCTGGGAGCGGCTGGCCTCGATGCCGACCGCGGCAGAGATCAGTGCCGTCGAGAAGCTCTTCGACTGGCTGACAGCAACGAACGATGATGCCGAGCGCCGAGCACTATGGGCATGGGCCCGGGCCAAGGCCGGCGGGAAGTCGTTCCGCCGCTGGTGTTTCCAGGTCGAAGGTATCCATCCTGAGACCGGGCGGAGGCGAAAAGATCGCGCCTTGGAGCGCATAGCAGACCATCTTGCCGGGAAACGCGATTTGCATGCACAAACGGCCGAAATCCGGGTGTTGTCATACGGCCATGAAATCAGTCATGTTTCCGCTACGATCGCCGAAGATGCGGGCAAGAGAGATCACCTAAATTCATGGATGGCCGACAGCGCGTTCTCGCCGTTTATGGCAGATGAGCCGGAGTCGGCGTTTTCATGGGCAGCCAAGCGCAACGAGCGCCGGCGCCAACGCGAAGCCGCCAGGCGGAAGAAAGAGGCGGCTTAATCCTTACAGGGGAAAACGTCTCGTAGCGCCTGTAGTAATAGCAGTTCGATGGGGTCGTTGCGGGCGGATTCCCCACGTTTCTGAACGTATCGGTCCAGGATATCAATCGCTTGTTCGTTCGTGATGGCGAGATCAGGCGGGGGGCAGTAGGCCGGGTGCCCGCGTATCGAAGCCCATGAGTTCGTCCAAGAGATGCCCCGGGATACGCCACTTAAATATGTAGTGAATTGGTCGCGGTTCGCGTCGAAGTCGTCATACTTCACATCGGTAAACGCCGACGATGACCACAGCAACGCTATCGCAATCGTTGTCACTGCGCGCTTCATTGCCGCCCTCCCTCCGGGAGCGTGCATACAACCACAGTTTTGCCGGTGTGGAGAAGAGGCCTTGTCTCGCCATCGTCAGAGACGAGTGACTACCTGAACGGGCGTTTGGAGCAGTACCTCTGGTTCGCTGTTCGCGGACATGTCTCCTGCCCAATACCGATGTGCGCACAAGCTGGTATCGGCGGCCCGCCATCCGATTTTCAACCAGTATCCGTCGGCGACGAAGGCGGCTTGACTGTCTAGTTGATACACCGGCTGGCCTCCATTGTTGCGGCTAAAGGCCGAAGCGGCATCGCTGTCCAGCCAGCCCAAATACGACTGAAGCCTCGATGGCCTCTCTGGGAAATCGCTCCTTCGAACAAATGCAAACGCGATCTCAATCAACGGCGAGTAAGTTACGTATTGGAAATGGGGCGGCGGTGTGTATGCGATTGGGACCGTCATCATGTCCCATCCGTGAAGAGACAAGCCGTCCGGGAACAGGGACAATAGGTGTTGGCTTGCCTCGGCCACAGAGAATAGCTCGCCGCTGGGGCGCCTCCTTACCTCTGGCTGAGGGTCTTCACTGAAGAGCCCAAGCGCCTCACCTGCGCGATAGAACCCGCGTCGATCCACCGAGTAAAATGGCATTGTCGTCGTTCCACCCTAACCCAAGAATATGGAACCACAGATGCGCTGACCGACAAGCAGCAGCGCTTCGTTGCAGAGTACCTCGTCGATCTGAACGCAACCCAGGCTGCGATACGCGACGGCTAAAGGCCGATCGTCTTCTTCGCGGCATCGGTCGCTATAGACACAACAATTTCGCGAATAGCATTGCCGATGATGGGGCCGGCTTTTGCTATCAGCTTCTTCACCCTTGTAGCTGCGACGGCGGTTTGGGGCGTATCTGACGCCAAGTCGATAAAGCTCGCCTTAGCCTTCTCGCGCTCTGCCTCGTCCATGTCTTCAATCTCGTCGGCAAGATCCTTTGCTGCTTGGACCTGCCTCAAAGTCCATTCGTAGGGTTTGCCGCAATAGTGACAGAATGCGGGGACGGGTCCCATGGAAAGCGTAAAGCCGTCGTCGTCTGCATCTCCGCGGATGCCCGCCGAGCAGTGTGCGCACCGAACAACTGTAGCCGCTCCACAATTGCTGCAGAAGTTTGCACCGCTGCCGTCTTCAATATCACTGGTAATGAGATGACCGTTGTTGCAGATCTGCGCATTCGAATACCGGTAAGCCATGCCCGCCCTTCCAAACCCTAGGCACGAAGCATTCGCCCAAACCCTGGCAAAGGGCAAGAGTGCGGCCGAGGCGTATGTGAATGCTGGCTATAAGCCGAGCCGATCCGCAGCATCCCGGTTGTCAACAAATGTGAACATCGAGCGGCGTGTCGCGGAACTGCAAGGCAGGGCTGCCGAGAAGGCCGAATGGACGGCCGCTGACAGGCTCGCGGCCCTCAAGCGTATTTCGGATGCGGCCGAGAAGGATGACCCGCGCGTGTCCGTCTCCGCCATCGCCGAGGCCAACAAGATGCAGGGCAGTCATGCCCCGTCGCAGCATCGCCACGCCGGGCCAAATGGCGGCCCCATACCCACAGTCGATCTAACCAGGCTCTCCGGTGACCAGCTCGATCAACTTGAAAGCATCTTCGGTCCGCTTGCCGGATCCGGCGACGATGATGCGCCTGATCAGGGAGGAGAAGGCTAGACGGGCGGCTGAGGCTGAACGGGAGCGTGTCGCCAAGGATGCCGAGCGTATCCGGGCCAAGTGCCAGACCCTATCGGGGTTCATCCGTGAGGCCTGGCACGTCGTCGAGCCGTCGATCACCTATGTCCATGGCTGGCATATCGACGCGATCTGCGAGCACCTCGAGGCGGTCACCAACGGGGAGATCATCCGCCTCCTGATCAACGTGCCGCCTGGCACGATGAAGTCGCTGATCACGGGCGTCTTCTGGCCGGCATGGGAGTGGGGCCCGAAGGGCCGGCCGGCACTGCGCATCCTCGGCTCGTCGTATTCCGAGGATTACGCCAAGCGCGACAACCGCCGTATGCGCGATCTCGTCGATTCGGACTGGTATCAGGCGCTATGGGGCGACACGGTCCAGTTGACGCGCCGCGGCGAGATGGCCTTCGCAAACACGAGGACTGGGTTTCGCCAGGGCGTTCCGTTCTCGCGTCTCACCGGCGGTCGTGGTGATCGGGTGATCATCGACGACCCGCATTCGGTCGATGGCGCTGAGAGTGAAGCCGATCGCCTATCAACGGTTCGGACGTTCCGGGAATCGGTCCCAACCCGTCTGAACGATCCGGAACGCTCGGCCATCATCGTCATCATGCAGCGCCTGCATGAAGCGGACGTTTCGGGGTCCATTCTGTCGCTCGGGCTGGGATACGAGCACCTGATGCTCCCGATGGAGTATGAGCCGGAACGCCAGTGCCGGACCAAGATCGGCTTCGTCGATCCGAGGAAGGAAGACGGGGAGCTCCTCTTTCCCGAGCGCTTCCCCCGCCATGTGGTCGAGCGCGACAAGATCCCGCTGGGCTCCTATGCCGTCGCAGGTCAGTTTCAGCAGCGGCCGGCGCCCAGATCGGGCGGTATGTTCCAGCGCGGCGATTTTCAGATCGTTGACGCGGTACCGGCTGGGGCGAAGCGTGTCAGGGCATGGGATTTCGCAGCGTCAAAGCCGAAACCGGGGAAACAGCCGGATTGGACCGTCGGTCTCAAGATGGCCTACGTCAACGGCACCTTCTACGTCGAGGACGTGCGCCGGGATCGGTGGTCCGCTTCCGACGTCGAGAAGAACCTGAAGAATACAGCGTCTCAGGATGGCCTCGCGGTCATAATCCGCATGCCGCAGGATCCTGGCGCGGCCGGTAAGTCCGACGCCGAGACGAAGGTGAAGCTGCTCGCCGGATATTCGGTGAAGGTGATGCCCATCACGGGCGACAAGGCGACCCGCGCCCGGCCGGCATCCGCGCAGGCGGAGGCTGGGAATGTAAAACTGATCCGCGCGCCATGGAATGAGCCGTTCCTCGATGAACTTTGCTCCTTCCCGAACGGACAATTCGACGACCAGGTCGACGCCTTCGCCGATGCTCTGAATGAGCTGGCGCTGGGCACCGGTTACACCTTATCCGACATGCAGAAGGCGTTCGCATGAATGAGATCGCAAAGCCGCGCGTCCGGGTCACAACGGATGGCGTGGTCACATTCGCGGACGGCTTTGCCAACTTCCTGGCGGGTCTGGGTGCCGGCAATCCCAAGATGGCGGCCAACTCCTATGTGATGGAGTGCAGCCAAGTCGAGCTCGAGAACGCCTATCGTGTCTCGACATGGTTCGGGAAGATCGTCGACATCCCGGCCGATGATGCCACACGTGGCTGGCGGTCATGGAAGGCTGAGCAAGCCCAGATCGAGGCAATCGAGGCGGAAGAGAAGCGCCTGCAGGTCAAGCAGAAGGTGCGGCAGGCACTGATCTGGGCCCGGCTCTATGGCGGCGCTGTCATCATCCCGGGCGGCCTCCCTGGTGACCCGGAGCTGCCTCTGCCGATCGCCCGCGTGAACAAAGGTGCCGTCAAGTTCTTGACCGTCCTGCACCGCTTTGACGACGTGCAGCCGGAGGGAATCATCCGGGATCCGCTCAGCGAGTTCTATGGGCAGCCTGAGCGTTGGATCCTGAACGGGACCGGGGCGCAACAGATCACGCTTCACCCCTCACGGGTCATCTTGGTCAATGGCCGCAAGGTGCCGTCTCGCCTCGGCGGCAACGATGTCTGGGGCGACAGTGTATGGCTGCACCTTGCCGATGCGGTCAGGAATGCGGATTCCGGCGCCGCGGTGATCGGCGCGCTGATGCAGGAAGCCAAGATCGACGTCGTCAGGCAACCCAACCTGATGACGGGCATGGCATCGGTCGAATATGAATCGGTGCTTATCCAGCGCTATCGCATGGCGGCCATGCTGAAGAGCGTGGCGAATGTCCTCCTCCTCGACAAGGAAGACGAGTGGGACCAGAAACAGGTCACATGGGCCGGCTTGCCCGATGTCATGACCACGCTGCTGACGATCCTATCGGGCGCGGCGGACATCCCTGTCACCAGGTTGATCGGCACCAGCGCCAAAGGCCTGAATGCGACGGGAGAGGGCGACCTCCGCAACTATTACGACAACGTCAAGTCGAAGCAGGAGCTGACGCTTTCTCCCGCGCTCGCTCCACTTGATGAAATGTTGATCCGCTCTGGTATCGGTGCCCGGCCGGAATCGGTCTGGTACGACTGGAACTCGCTCTGGCAGCCGACGGAGAAGGAACAGGCCGAGGTCGACAAGTTGGAGGCCGAGACCACCAACATCTACGCCATGACGGGGCTTGTCCCGACATCAGCACTCGCCAAGGCCGTCCAGAACCGGATGATCGAGAGCGGGCGCTGGCCTGGGCTTGAGCAGGGCATAGCCGAAGCCGACGAAGAGCTTGGCGAGGTAGAGCCCGATCCGACCGATTTGGAGACAGCCGGGGAGGGCGTCGAGGCTTAGTCTTCGAATTCGCCCTCAAGGATCTGCAGGGATTGCTTGCTGATGCTTATCGTTCGCCGGCGCCAAGCACGCAGAAGGATTGGTTGCGCGAACCGCCACCGAATACTCAGGGTGCACTCATTTACGGGGTCCATTTCGGAGAAATCTGGACCCTTCAGTAACGGGAAGTCCTTCGTTTCCTTGCCGTCCACGAGAAAGGTTGAAGTGCCGGGGAGGAGGGAGGTGACAATTGCCTCGATGCTGTTGTCGATCGCAACCCGCAACTCTCCGTTTTCGACCCCATTCTGGGCCTCGACGAAAATTGGTCTGTCAGATCGGTTCTCAATTCTTACGGATAGGTATCTCTGACCGCCAAGGAAGGGCTCGGAGCGCACGAAAATGTTCGGCGAATGCTTGGTCATCCGCTCCCAAAGTACGAATAGGCCTGTGGCTAGGCCGACAAGCGCGCCAACACCTTGGATCAGTTCCCAGACTATCACGTCGTCCCCCTCGCTCTCTCCAGAAGCTCTAGCCCACTATAGGCCGCATGAAAATCGACCTCGCCCGGCTCGCCAAAGCTCAAGGCATTCGTCGCCCGCGCATCGAAGCCCCCCAGATCGAGCCGACCAAGGCGCAGCGGGACGATCTGGCCCGGCTCTACATGCGAACGGTGCGGGTGTGGGTGACGGGAGCCCGTGAGCGTATCGTGCCCGCCTATGAGCGCGCCTTGGCCGAACAGAGGGCAGCGGATGCCCTGACACGGGATCGCGCGGGCGACGTCGAGGTCGAGATCGAGGCCGTCAACAATGAGGCGGTGAGGACCGTCTTCACGTTCCGCGGGCTATTCCAGGCCTGGGCCGATGCCCTGCAGACATGGCACATGCGCAGGTTCGTTTCGGCGCTGCTCTACGCGACCAAGGTCGACCTCACCACTCAGATGCATGCCGGTGACGTCGAGGAGACCATCGAGGATGTGATCGCCCGCAACGTGGCGTTGGTCCGCGACGTGTCGGATCAGGCCCGCGGTCGGATTTCCGACATTGTGTTCCGCGGGCTGCAGAACCGTACCCCGGCCCGAGAGGTGGCAAAGGAGATCGCCGAAGCTACCGGCATGGCGCGTCGCCGCGCTCTGAACATCGCCATGGACCAGACGCAAAAACTCTCGTCGGCTCTCGATCGGCAGCGCCAATTGCAGGTCGGCATGACCAGTTTCGAATGGCGGCACTCGGGCAAGCTTCACTACCGGCCCGAGCATCTGGCCCGGAACGGAAAGGTGTTCGCCTGGTCAAGCGACGTCGGTCGGAACGATCCGCCCGGCATGGCACCGTTCTGTGGATGCAAGGCCAAGGGTGTTCTGGAGTTGGAGTGATGGCGAGCATTAAGGGGATGGACCGCCACAAGAAGCGCCTCCAGAACATGCGGCAGGGCGCCAAGCAGATCACGGCGGCGCTCTACTCGGCCGGACAGGACATCGAGCTAGAAGCCGAGCATTCGATCACACAAGGCAGTGTGTCGGGGAAGGGGCATGTGCCCTCCGCCCCTGGCCAGCCGCCGAACCGGGACACGGGTACCCTGGACACGAATATCGAGACCACCGTCGAGGCGCAAAACCCGCCCACGGTGCATGTGACCAGCAACGCGCCATACTCGGCCGCGCTGGAATACGGAACGTCCAAGATGGCGGAGCGCCCATTCATGCGGCCCGCGACCGAGAAGAACCGGAAGAAGGTCGGGCAGAAGGTCGCCCAGGCGGTGCGCGTGACGATCAGGAGAGGGTGATGGCAGACAGTTTCCTCGACACCGCCGGTGGCCTGCAGCAGGTCCCGACGGTCAATGTGGTGGAGAAGCCGGCACAGCCCTACGTCGCCACGGATGGCTCGATGCAGTCGGCAGTCGCCGTCAATGTCCTCTCCGGCGGCATCCCCGCTGACGGGGTGGCGGTGACGGACGGCGAGGCGGTTTCGATCCTCAACTCCGACGGGAGCGCTCAGCTCGCGCAGGGCACGGCCGACATCGACACATCGACCGATCCGAACACGCTGGAGGGCATAACCCTACCGGCCAACTATGCCGTCATTCAGGATGGGGCCGACAACATCGATGTTCTGGATTTCGGGGCCGGTGGCGGAATGGTCGCGGGAATCGCCCGCGTCGCCAATAATTCCGGAGATGTCCAGCTCGCGAACGCGACGACAAAGATCGCGATCAACGCCGCTCCGATCACGATAGCGGACCAGCACGGGCGCACGGCAGGGGCGACAATCGCCGTCGATCAGGGCAACTGGCAGAACTTCCCGCTCATCAATGCGACCGATACCGTCCTCAGCGTGGGTGCGGGGATAGAAATCTCGATCCAGAGCGGCACATCGGGCATCGGCGGCACGTTCCAGCTTAACGGCAGCGCACCTCGCGCCGTGCTTCCGCCCAATGCCGCATTGGTCGCGAACAACGTGGATATACAGGTTCCGGTCACCGGCACCTACGTCGACACGATCACTCCCCAGGTAGACGCGACCGGCACCATCACAGGCTTCGTCCTCAGCTAGAGGTCTCCATGCTCCTCACCGACAAGATCACGTTGGACGGCGTTCGCCGGACCAGCGACGGATACCTCGTGGCTGATGCCAGGGTCGCCCGCACGGGCATCCAGGCCTACGCCGGCTATGAGGTCGACCCCGAGAACAAGCACGGCCTGCGCGACAAGGCCGTGGTGCGTGTCTACAGGCCCGAGGAGGAGGTGTTCAGCAAGGACGCGCTCCATTCCTACGCTTTCCGCCCCGTCACCATCGACCATCCCAGCGAGGCCGTGACGGCCGACAACTGGAAGCGGTACGCGGTCGGACAGACCGGCGGGGAGGTGGCGCGGGACGGGGAATTTGTCCGGGTCCCCCTGGTCCTCATGGACGCCGACGCCATCGCCGCCGTCGAGAACGGCAAGCGCGAACTCTCCATGGGCTATTCGACCGATCTGCAGTTCACCGATGGCGTCACGCCGGACGGCCAGCCCTATGACGCTGTGCAGCGCACTCTCCGAATGAACCACCTCGCGGTCGTCACCGCGGCGAGGGGCGGTTCCAACCTCAAGATCGGTGACGACAAGAAAGGAAACCGGTCCATGACCGACAAACTTCGCACTGTATTGGTGGACGGCCTGTCGGTCGAAACGACCGACCAGGGCGCCCAGGCGATCGAGAAGCTGACAAAGGACAAGGATTCGCTCCTGACCAAGCTTGCCGATGCCGAAAAGGCTCATCAGGCGGCCATCGCGGCCAAGGATAGCGAACTCGCCAAGAAGGACGCCGAGATCGACAGCCTCAAGGGCAAGATCCTCGACGGTGCCGCGCTCGACGCCAAGGTGGCGGCTCGTGCCGATCTGATCGCCAAGGCCAAGGCCATCGCGCCGAGCATCGCCACGGATGGCAAGTCCGACGATGAAATCCGCAAGGCCGCTGTGGTCGCCAAGCTCGGCGATGCAGCGATCAAGGACAAGCCCCAGGCCTATGTCGACGCCCGTTTCGACATCCTCGCCGAGGAAATCAAGGGCGGCGACCAGCTGCGCGATGCGATCACACATCTCCGGCCGTCGGCGAACCTGTCCGATGCTGCAAAGGCCGAGAAGGACGCCCACGCCGCGTATCTGGCCCGGTTCGATCGCAAGAAGTCGGCGTAAGCGCCGGCTCTCCCCATCCTCCCGCAACATGCCGCCCTCTGAGGCGGCTTTTTCATAGGAGAAGACGGATATGCCTCCGCTTCAGACTTCCATTCCGACCTCCATGGCACCGGGGGCCGTCGGCCGCCGTCAGAACATGGAGGAGTGGAACGGCCTCACCGGTCTCGCCGAAGACACGGCCGCCAATCCCATCGGCTTCGCCCAGCCCGTCATGCGGGGTACCGCAGGCGAGCAGGTGAAGAAATACGACGGCACCGGTGTTTTCCGTGGCCTCACCGAAGCCGACGTAACGATCGGCGCCGATACCTATCCCGAGGGCTACAACGTCCCGGTGATGGAGAGCGGCGTGATTTGGGCTCTTGCCGGAGGTGCCTGCACGGCTGGCTCGCCGGTCTACTGGATCCCGGCGTCCGGCAAATACACCAGCACGGCCACCAGCAATACGCTGATCCCGAACGCCGAGTTCGACAGCGCGGCCGCTGCCGACGGCGACCTGGTGCTGATCCGGCTCCGCCGCATCCCGGCTGCTCCGCCCGCACCCTGATCCACAACTCTGACAGAACGCCGCCAGGCTGAAGTCTTTCACAAGGAACTTTGCTCCCATGCAGCCCTTCAATATCTTCGACGCTGATCCGGCGCTGGTCTTCAGCTTCGCGCGTCAGCAGAGCCACGTGCTCAATGCCCGAATCTACGAGATCGAATATCCCGAGATGGATTATGCCGCTCTCGTGCCGATCAACCGCGACTATCCCGAATGGGCGTCCGGCGTCGACACCCTGATCGGCGACATCGTCGGTAAGGCGGAATGGCAGTCCGGCTATGCCAAGGACATCCCGCTCGCCGACACGACCCTCGCCATGGTGTCGACCAGCTTCGACATGTATGCCGTCGGCTATCAGTGGAACATCGAGGAGTTGGGCAAGGCGGCCTTCCAGGGTTTCCCCCTGACCAACCGCCGCGCCGAAGCCGCCCGCCGGGCTTCCGAGGAATTCCTCTGGAACAACGTGCTGTTCGGATCGGCCGTGAAGAAGTGGACCGGCCTCCTCAACAGCCAGTACATCACCCCGACCGCCGCCCCCAACGACGGAACCGCTGCGCCGCAGACGGCATGGGTGCTGAACACGGGCGTCGGCAACAAAACCCCGGAGCAGATCGTCCGCGACATCAACATCCTGATCATGGGACCCATCGCGAACCCGGATCAGGTGCTGACGAGCACGCTCGCGGATACGGTGCTGCTGCCGTCGCTTGCCTACCGGTACATCGCCGGCACGCCCTATGGCGTCACGAGCCCCGGCAAGTCGATCCTGCAGTATGTGATGGAGACGAACGTCTACACGCTCCGCACCGGTCGGCCCCTCATGATCCGCGACCTTGCGGAACTGTCGAAGGCGGCAACGGTCGGGGTAGCCGGTGGCGGCCGTGGCATCGGTTACCGCAACAGCCAGGACGTGCTCGAGCTTCCGCTTCCGATGCCGTTCCGGTTCCTGCCGACGTACCAGGACGGCCCTCTGAACTACGTTGTGCCCGGCATCTCGCGCACCGGCCCGGTGGACGTCAAGCGGCCCCTGTCGATGCGCTACCTCGACGGCATCACGCCAGTGCCGCCGGCTTCCTGATCGGCGCCGCTATAGCGTTCGCGGTCCCGGCATTTGCTGGGGCCGCTTCACCTCACCGGAGACACGGCGATGCACACCATCAAGAACCTCGTGAACAGCCCGTATGACATCCGCCTCAAGGACGGGACGACGGCACGGCTGCCAGCGCGCGGCGAAATCACGGTCGAGGTCGATCCGTTGCACCTGCCGTTTTATCGGACGCTGGGCTATTTCGAGATCCGCGAGAGCGCCGAACAGCAGCCCGCCGACGATCTCGCCCGCCTTCGCGCCGACTACACCGAAGTGACCGGCAAGAAGCCCTTCATGGGCTGGGACGCCGAAGAACTGCAGAAGCGCATCGACGCCGCCCTGGAGGGCTGATCGTGGCCTACGAACCCGTCACGCCGGCACAGTTCAAGACGGCCAAGCCGCAGTTTTCGGCAGTGTCCGATGAGACGGTGCAGATGTACCTCGACATGGCAGGCCGCGTCGTCGACCAGTCATGGACGGCGGGCGACTACCAGAACGCCATCATCGCCTTCGCCTGCCATCTGATGACGCTGGAAGGGCTCGGGACCGATGCGGCCAGCCAGTCCCACAAGACCGGCGCAGCGGAGTTCGAAAGCATCAAGTCCGGGACGCTCACCCTGAACCGGTTTCGCCGCGATGCTGGTGAGCAATCCACGTATCTGGACTGGCTCAATTCCACCCCGTGCGGCCGCTACTACGTGTTCCTTCTGGGGCTCAACAAGGGCGGCCCGCGTGTCGCAATGGTGTCCTCTGGCGTGCGGCCAAGCCCATACGCCAAGGACTGGTGCGGGCCTGCGTATGGCTGGCCCGGAGTGTTCTTCTGATGGCCGGCCTGCTCGACACCGACGCCCTACAGGGCATCTTCGGTTCTGTCCTGTCGTCGATCTATGGCGATGGTCAACTGATCCGGGTGACCATGGATCGCCAGCCAGGCGGCAGCGGCATCCCCGTCGAGCAGCCGCCGGTCCCGATAAAGGTTCAGGTCGATGCCTGCACCGAGGCCATGCGCCAGCAAGCGGGATACACCGACAAGGATGTCAGGCTTCTCGTTCTCCAGGCTGCTGTCGATGGACCCGAGTTGACGACCGACGACATCGTTATGGCCAGGGACTTTCGTTCAGGCGAGATGCGCCGGTGGAAGCTGTTCGGCATCACCCAAGACCCGGCCCGCGCCTATTGGGAAATGCGTGGCATTCGAGATGCAACGGAGGAGTAGGCCATGGCACGAGCGAAGAAAGCCGCCCAGGCGGCCGAACCTGAGGTGACAGGTGAGCAGGCCTACAAGCAGGCGGTGTCGAGCGCGAGCTCGCGGTGGTTCCGTGTCACGGCCGACCGGTTCGACTGGCTCTTCGCGCCGAACAAGATGAAGGCATTCCGACGAGGCCAGATCGCCTATGAGCCGCTGGCTTGCGTCCAGGCTGGCCTTGCCGCGGGCGCGATCGAGATCATCGAGAAGCCGGCCAATGCCCGCGTCGGCAAGGATGGTCGGGTGGTCTTCGATGCCAACTGACATCACCGGCCCGCTCAAGATCGCCGTCATCAGCCATCTGGAGGGCGACACCGATCTAACGGCCATCGTGCCCGTGGCCCGGATGTATGGCCTGGCGGTGCCGGCCAACCCGACATGGCCATATATTCGCTACGGCAGCCCGATCGCCAGCCCGTATGAGGCGACATGCTGGGATGGTGCGACGGTTCGGGTGACGCTGCACGCCTTCGCGGAAACGAAGGTCGGCATTGCCGGCGAAGACCAGGCGCTGCGGATCGCCGCGCTGATCGTCGAGCGGATGAAGACCTTCGATCCTGACAACCTCGGCATCATCGAGAACGACTGGATCAACACCAACATCATGCGCGACGAGCCCGAGGCCGATCGATGGCACGCGGTCGCCGAGTTCAACATCACGGCCATTCCCGCCTGAACCGGCCTTCGGCAAGCCTCCTGTCATCAACCTGATCATCGAAGGAGCCAGAAATGGCACGCGAAACCTATTCTGTCCGGTTCGGGCAGCAGCAGCTTCTTGTCGAGGAGCCCGTCGGCTCGGGCATCTTCTCGGCGCCATGCGGCATCACCGGCCTGACGCGAAACGTCACGACGAACACGAACGACGTGGCGCTGCCCCCGTGTGACGATCCCGAAGCTGTCATCTGGCTCGGCATCGACGCCGTGTCCAAGCGCATGACGCTAACCTTCACCGGCACGCTGGCAGACAATGCCCTCCCAATCTGGGACGCATGGTCGATGGGCAAGGATCTCCGCCTCGTCCGCTGGTACCGCAACATCGGCGCGCCGAACCAAGGCTATTGGGAAGCCCCGGCCATGCTGACGGAATACACCGAGGAATCGACTGATCGCGGCCGCTACACCAATTCCGGCACGATCATCTTCGACGGCGAGCCCGATTGGGTGTCGATCCCGCCGGCTCCTGGCGTCACCACTCCGGTCTCCATCCCGGCGACGGCCCCGGTGGTCGGCACTCCCTTCGCCGCCACTCCCGGCACCTATACCGGCACGCCGCAGCTCACATACCAGTGGTTCGCCAACGGGGTCGCTATCTCGGGAGCGACCACGGTCAGCTATACCCCGGTCGCAGGCGATGAGGGCAAGCAGCTCCACGTCGTCGAGACCGCTACCAACGTGTCGGGCAGCATCAATAGCCAGTCGGCCAAGTCCCTGGCCGTCGTGGCGGCTTGAGGTGAGGCGTGGGCCAGCCGAACCTTTCTGCAGAGGTGGTGCTCCCCTTTGGTGACGGTGAGCAACTGTTTGCGCTCAAGTTCAAGCAGTTGGAGCACCTGGAGAAGGCGTGTGATGCCGGCATTGCCGAGATCGCAACGCGTGTTCTCTCGCTTCGTCCGAAGCTGGTTGACCTGTATCAGGTCATCCTGCTCGGGCTTGAAGGTGGCGGGATGCCCCCGACGCAAGCCAAGGCCATGATGGACCGCTATTTCGACGGTCGCCCGTTGGCCGCGCCGAATGATCCCCATTCACCTCTCGTCACCGCGGCCAAGATAATGGAGGCCGCCTGGTTTGGGATGGAGGACATCAAGCCGGGGGAAGCTCCAGCCGGGGAGAGCCCGGCAGCCGGATAAACTTCGGGAAATACAGGGCCTCGTTCTTCCGGTCCGGAATCCCGCCGCGCGAACTCGGGGAGATGAGCCTCTACGAGGTCGTCTCGATGAACGTCGAGCTCGAGAAAATGGACGAGAAGCACAAGCCGCAAGTGTCAGATGAGGAATGGGCTCAAGCGGAAGAGCTTCTTGCCTCGGTGACACTAAACGATCCGAACGTGCGTCTGCATTGAGCTCGATCGAGGGAAACCATGAACGTTGTCGCCGACAAAGTCATAGTCGAGCTGCTGGCCAAGCTCGACCAGTACAACGCCAACGTGGTCAATGCGGAGCGGACGTTCGACAGGTCAATGAACGGCATTGTCCGTTCAGTGAAGCGGACGGAAAGCCTCGTGCAGCGGTCGGCCACAGCCATGTCGACGAGCCTGGTGACGGCCTTTGCGGTCGTCGGCGGTATCCGCGGCATGCAGTCTCTTCTCGACAGTGCGACGAAGATCGACAATGCGTTGAAGGTGGCAGGACTGTCTGGCGCTGAACTGGAAAAGGTCTACAGCCAGCTTCGGGACAGCGCTCAGAGAAACGCAGCACCCCTAGAGGCGCTGGTTCAGCTCTACAGCCGGGCCTCCCAGGCTCAGATGCAGCTGAACGCGTCCTCAGATGAGTTGGTGCGGCTGAGCAACACGGTCGCAATGGCTCTTCGGGTGTCGGGCCAGGATGCCAGTCAAGCTTCAGGTGCGCTGCTTCAGTTGGGGCAGGCGCTGTCTGGTGGGAAAGTCCAGGCCGAAGAATACAACTCCATGATCGACGGCCTGTACCCGCTTCTACAGGCAGCCGCTGCTGGCCTTCGCGAGGCAGGCGGGGACGTCGGCAAGCTGACCCAGCTCGTGAAGGCGGGCGAGGTATCATCGGAGGCCTTCTTCAGGGCGATCGAAGCCGGAAGCTATGTGCTCGAAGAAAAGCTCGGTGGCGCGACTCTCACCACGAGCCAGGCGTTGGAGAACGTTCGCACAGCCGCGATCGATGCTATGCGTGACTTTGCTCGGGGCGCGCTAGCGGCCGAGGGCATCGGCGAGGCATTCCAGATGCTCGCCAACGTAATCAATGGGACAAACTTCGAAGCTTTCGGCGAAGAAGTACGTAAGGTCGTCGGATGGCTGAGCGATCTGCGCGAAGCGGTCCGTTTCGCCCAGAACTTCGCAGCGAACTTCAGCGCAGAAACCGGACTCGATAGGGTAGGAGAATTCCTCACAGGCGGTGCGGTCCAGCGCCAGTTTGGGCCGCTCACGATCTCATCGACAAGAGCGCTTCAGTCCCGCATCGATGAGGCCTTTTCGCAGACAGTCGAGACAGCCGGCGCGGTCACAGAAGACGCTCTTAAGCAGTGGGCTGCTCGGAACGGCCTCGGCTCAAATGCTCCCATAAAGACCGATCGGCTACCAGAGACGGCTCCGCGCCGCGGGCCGGTCAGCCTTTCCGACTTTGACGCTCCTGTAGGCTCCGGCTCCGGAGGACGAAAGGGCCGGCGAGAGCGCGAAGACGCCTTCGAGCGTGAAAGCCGCCAGGTTAAGGAGCGCACCGCCGCGCTTCAGGCGGAATCGGAAGCGCTTTCGCGTATCAACCCGCTCGTGAAGGATTACGGCTATGCCGTTGAGCGAGCGAGGGCGGCTCAGGAACTGCTCTCCGCCGCCGAACGTGCTGGTTTGTCGATCACGCCGGAACTCAGGGCGAATATCGACGCACTCGCCGACGGCTATGCAAGGGCGGAAGCAGAGGCGAACAAGCTATCCGAGCGCCAAGACCAGATCGTCCAGGCCTCCGATTTCGTCAAAGAGTCGCTGGCCGACGCCTTCATGGAGATGGTCCCCGCCATTGAGACCGGGAACAAGGCCCTAGATAATCTGCTCAATACGCTTATTGAGGCAGTCGCGCAGGCCGCGCTCTTAGGGAAAGGGCCGCTGGCCGGCCTATTCGGCGGAGGCGGAGGACTTCTGTCCCTCATTGGCTTTGCCGGCGGCGGCGTGGCGGCATTTGGGCGCCCTCAGCCGATGAAGACGTTCGCGCGTGGCGGCATTGCACGCTCAGCCTCGATCTTTGGCGAGGCTGGACCCGAGGCCGCCGTCCCGCTGCCGGACGGGAGAAGGATCCCGGTGGACCTGCGCGTGCCCGAACGTTCATCGGGTTCTCAGAACGTGCACGTCACGGTCGGGGTGTCGACAGACGGCAATGGCAACCTGTTGCCGTTCGTCCAGTCCGTCGCTCAGTCGGAGGCGAACAAGTCCACCGCAGGATTGGCCCGCAGCGTCCCGAAGATGGTCGATCAACGAAACGACACGCGACAGACGCGCAGGACGAGGGCGTAATGGCAAGGTTGCTTCATTGGCCATCGGGCCTTCGGGCCGATGCTCGCGAGCCGCTTTCCGGCCCCAGGACCGTAGGGTCCGGTGCAACGACCAGCATTGGCGACTTTACCCAGACCTTCAGCTCGCCGTTCGGCGCCTGGCGCTGGCGGTTTCAGTTCCCGCCGATGCATGGCCAGTTGTTCCGGCGCTATCGTGGCTGGGTTGCTGCCCTCCATGGCGGCGCGAATGCCACGCGCGTTCCCTTTTGCGATTGGGACGGCCTGTCGATCCCGCAAATGGGGGTCACCGCGACCAGTCACGAATGGCGGCGCGGCCAACCCTGGTCGAATGGTCAGCCTTGGTCGAACGGCCAAAATTGGGGCTCGACTCCGCCGATCGTACCGGTTGTTGCGCCTGCAGCGCTCGGTGACACCATAGTCGAGTTGGGGAACGTGTTCTGGGGCCACAATCTGGGATACGGCGACCTCATCGGCTTCTATCCCTTCCACCTTGGTCTCTACATGGTGACCGAGGTGTTCGACCCCGGCCAATACCGCATATGGCCTCCGCTGAGGAACGCGGTCGCAGACACCGATTTCGCCACTCTCAAGCCGACCTTGGCCATGCGGCTCGAAAACGAGGATGCGGCCAAAGCGGCTCGGGGTTTCGCGCGTAGCGAAGGTGCGAGCGTCGTGCTGGTCGAGACCTTTGACTACGACGTGCGCGACTATTTCACCGAGTAGGAGGTTGCTGTGAAAGTTGCTGAGCTTATCGAGCGGCTAAAGGCATTCCCGCAAGATCGTGACGTTGTGATTCTTGATGCGGACACCGAATGGCATCTCAATATCGAGGGCGTTGGCCACCAGCGGCACGATTGGGAGGAAGCGGAGGAGCGCGTCCTCATTTGGGGGGAATACCACCCAAGCAAATCGTCGGGCGCGTAGCCGATCATGCCGACCTTTTCCGAAGCCGATTTCGACCGCCTTTCCGGGCCGCATGTCAGCCGGGCGTGGTTTGCCGAGATCGACCTCCCGTCCGGCATCAAACGGCTGCACAACGGGGTAGGGCGCGTCACGATTGGCGGGCATGAGTGGCTCGGCGTCACCGATCCGACCGGCGGGCAGCTCGTTCGCGTCGATACTGTCGAGGAACCGCGGTTCGGGCAGGCGCCGTCTGTCCTCATCACGTTGGGTGGCATCAGCGTCGCGTTCTGGCGGGAGGTCAAGTCGACCGCTCGGCAGATGGAGGGGCGCCGCTGTGACCTGTATTGGGCGGAATTTGATCCAGAGACCGGCGAGATCAGCATTGCGCTGAAGAAGCTCTTCCCGGGCAAGATCAGCGCGCCTTCGCTCCAGCGGGCAGGGATCGGCATTCGCAACGCCGGCTTCGTAATCGAAAGCTTGTGGCAGTCGCAGAACTACCCCTTCGGCGGCCGATGGAACGCGGCCGATCAGGAGCGCCGCTATCCTGGCGATTTGGGCGGGCAGTTCATCGGCGTGAAGGTGCAGGAGATATTCAACCCGTCATGAGGGAAAAGCTCGAGCAATTCCTGCGCCGGCACGATGGCAAGCTGGTCGAGTGGGGTGTCGACGATTGCTCGGCATGTCCGCACGCCTGGCTTCGCGAGAACGGCATTGGTGCACGCATCCCAACCTATTCGAGCCGGGAAGAGGCGCGCACGCTCATCGCGGCGGCCGGTGGGCTCGTGGAGCTGTGGGACGATTGCCTTCTCGGCACGGGCATTGCGGAACGCCTGGGAGGCGCGCCGGAGCTCGGCGACATCGCCGTGATCGACACCCGACGGTTGGGGCCGGTCGGTGTGATCTGCGGTGCCGGCGGCCTGTGCTGCTGGCGGAAAGACGGCGGCTTCTTCTGGCTCGCCCCACGGGGCTATCTGAAGGTCTGGGCAGTATCCTGACATGAAATGGATCAAGGTGGCGCTAGCCGGCTGCGTCTCGCTTCTGGCCATGACGGCGCATGCGCAGGCAGATTTCGTCATTACGCCGATTGCCTTCGCGCTCTTTGCGGGCCCGCTCGGCGCAATAGCCTCCTTCGCGGGCATCTATACCGGTATCCAGATCGCGGCCTATGCCGCCGTGCTCGGCGCACAGCTGGCATTGTCGAATCGAGGGCAGCAGAAGCTCGATCCCGGCGAGTGGAAGAACACGTTCCAAGAGGCTGAAACCTCTGAGTACAACGCGATCGGTCGTGTGAAGCTCGGCGGCCTGAAGGCGTTCGGGAACACCAAGGCAAATGTCATTTCCCGCCTCATCTGGCACGTCAAAGGCCCGATGGTGGCTGCCGAGCAGTACTTCCTTGGCGGCCGCGAGGTGACGGTGGAATCTAACGGCCAGGTATCGTCGCCGCCGTGGGCCGATCCGAACGGGTCCTGGGCAACCATCCAGAGTAAGCCCGGCAATGGGGCAGAAACGGCGTGGCCGCAGCTGATGACGGACTTCCCGAGTTTGTGGACGGCCGCGCATCGATGCCGGGGCATCTTCCAATCCCTGATCCGCTTCACGATTCCCGACTTTTCGACGGAATGGGGGAACAAGAAGTTTCAGAAGCTCTACCAGGGCGGCGCCCCTGACTGTGAGGTGATCGGGCGCATCTCGCCGATCTACGACCCGCGTCAGTCGGGACAGGATCCGGACAACCCGGCGACATGGGCATGGTCTGACAACGGGATACTGGCGGCCGTGCACGTCATGCGCAGTTACCCGGATCTGAAGTCGGCGGATTTCGATTGGCCATTCCTGGCGACCGAAGCAAACCGTGCCGATGCGATAGTTGCCACCATCTCCGGCACAGAACCGCGCGCCCGCTGCTGGGGCCTGTGGCCGTCCGAGAGCCGCCGCGGCGACGTCATGCAGCAGGTGCTCGATAGTATCGGCGCCGAAGTCGTCATGAGTGAACTCGGGTTGATCAGGATCCGCCTAATCGATGACGCGCCGTCGTCGGAGATCGCGTTCACGGCCAAGCACATCGCGGAGCTGAACTGGAAATCCGGTCCGGAGGCCGTCGAGCGGCCGAACATCTGCCGCGTGAAATACTACTCGCCCGAGCGTGGCTACGACATGGGCGAGATCAACATGTCCGGCATCGGCTGGGCGCGGATCGAAGACGAGATCGCACGATATGGCGAGAAGTATTTCGACGTCGAGCTGCCGTTCTGTCCGTCTCCGTCACAGGCCCAGCGCATTGCCAGGAGGCTGTTCCTGCAGGCGAGGGCCGATGCTGGTTCCATCCGCACCAACATGGCTGGTCTCGCTGCTTGGGGCGTCACCTATTCCCAAATCGAAGACGCCGACGCCGAAGAGAACATGCTGTGCCGCCTTGCGGCACCGCGCATCGATGATGAGCAGGGGCAGGTGGAAATCCCCTATATCGTTTGGCCGCCGGCACTCATCGAACAGCCCTGGAACCCGGCCACGATGGAAGCACCTCCGCCGCCGCCGGCACCGGATATCCAATACGAGTCCGAGCTCGCGACGCCAGGCGCTCCGACCGAAGCGGCAGTGATCCAATACCAGAACGGCACCTATGAGACGCGGGTGAAGTTCCCCGGCGTTCCCGGCGGCACGATCGCGGAAGCAAACTTCCGGATCTACTCGGGAGGTGAGCCAAACCCCTTCCAGTCCATGACGGAGTATGGCGGGTCGTCGATCTGGTATGGCTGGGCGGCAGCAAACACCGCCGGAGGCCGTGTCGACTTCCGCTCACGTTTTTTCAATACCGACGAGGAAGGCAGCTATTTCTCGAACCTGCTGACGATCAACCCGATGCAGATTGACAACACACCGTGCGCTGCACCGACCCTGACGCCACAGCCTCCTCAAGGTGACGAGAGAGCCCGGTTCACCCTGTCGTTCGGTGAGCTGCGCGGGACACATGTCGTGGTGACCCCGGGCCCGGGCGGGACAGGCAGCCAGACGCTGACGCTGCGGCCTGGCGTGCCGACAACGCTGATTTTCACCGGCCCCAACAACAGTGGGTCAACGGACCTTACGGTCAATGTGACCGCCACCGTCTACACGAGTAACGGAACGCCGGGCACTCCCGCCCACGGCTCCTACGTCGTGCCCGGCAACCCGCCGTGATCTGAACTTCATCCTTTCAGCATCAGCTCTTTCTTCGTCGGAGATTACCGAATGACCGTGTTCACGAAGCTCGGCAACGACATCTTTTCACCTGTCGACAGCGCCGGAAATCCGCGCAAGGTGGAAAACCATGATGCGCAGGTCTGGGCGACTGAAGTCGAGCGCTTGTTTGCCGCGTTTCAGGCCGGCGGGGGAATCGTATTCACCACCAAGGCCGGAGCTGATGCCAGCCTGAATTATCCAGCCAATAGCATGGCATGGGTCATCGGTGATCCCGTCGAGGCGAACAATGGAATCTACCGCAAGGTCGGCGCGTCGGGCAGTGGTTCGTGGGTGCGTGTCGGTGATCTCCCGTACAGCTTCATTCGGGCCACCAACACAGGAACAGGGACCGCGAACGCGATCCAGGCAACGACGTCAGTCCCGATTCCGATTGCCGATGGCGGTGCGTTGATCTCGCTGAACATCGTCGCGACAAATACGGCAGACGCGCCCACCGTCTCCTTCAATGGCGGGACGCCCCTGACGATTACCGACGCTGCCGGGTCCCCTGTTACCGCCGAGGGACTTGCCGACGGGATGCTCATCAATGGCTACAAGGTCGGCTCGACATTCCGTGTCGATCTGGGACCGCGCGGGTGGTCGCCGCTGCTTCGCATAGTCACTGACGGGGCGCGCCGTGTCGTGGAGCTCTACGACTGGACCGGTGGTCACGGCGCCAAGCCCGATCTAACTGGCTATCTCGGCGCAACGGGCATCGTGAGCGGTATTGCACAGGCCACAGATATTCGCGGGCCTGCCGGCCCCAACGGCCCCGGCACCGGTGACATGCTTAAGAGCGTGTATGATCCTGGATCAGTCGAGGGTAACGCATTCAACGGATTTCCAGTCGAAGATCGCACAGAACTCAAGGCTCTCGACATAAGCTTCTTCACCGCTGCCTACCTGAAGGAACCGGGTAGGGAGGGGCAGTTCATCTGGCGCACGGGCGACTATTTGGCGCGAATCTCGGCGGACCCCCAAGAGGGCGTATACGTCAAGGCAGATTCCATTGCCGCCACCGCTGGTGCATGGGTGCGGCAGTTTTCCGGGCCAGCGAGCATCAACTGGTTTGGGGCCAGTCCTTCTGCATCTGCAGCCGCAAATACCGCCACGATTAACGCCTGCCTTGCTGTTTCGGACGCGGTTCTGATCCCCCCGGGCACATATAGCATCAACGGCACGCTCAATATCTCACGGCGAGGCCAACGGGTCGTCGGTGTGGGTCTCAGGTCCATCATCCGGCAGACGGCCAACAATACAGACGCTATTGTCCTTCAAAATGGCGTCTCCGCCGAAGTTCGTCTCGAACACTTCATGGTGTCCGGCGTCGGCGCGACGTTCACCACCGGGGGAGTTGGCGTCCGGTCGGAATACGCTGGGAACCTGCTGTTTCACGACATCACAGTGTCCAGCATGTTCCGCGGGTTCTATGTCGACACCAGGACCTTCGTTGCAACTTCGGACGTATATCTCAGCCGTTGCGTTGCCTACGACTGCACCGAAGTCGGTTTTGAGGTCAATAACTGCACGGGACTTTATCTCTACGAGAGTTCCGCGCTTTCCTGTGGTGGGACTGGCGTCCGTATAACGGACGGTTCTGCTGTCCATCTTCGCAATGTCTTGTCGCTGCTCAATGATGCGCACGGCCTCCAGGTTCGGACCGTGAACAACGCAGCGTCCAACTGGCATTTCTTCGATCAGGTGGAGTGCGACGGAAATGGCGCCGATGGGTTCAATCTGAACAACACAGGAGGCCTGCAGGCTTCCAATTGCTGGTCGGGGACAAATGACGGCACTGGGTGGAGCTTTGTGTCCGGCAACAAGGATTTCATGGGGTCTAACTGTTCATCGCGAAACAATGGAAACCACGGGTGGGGCATGTCCGGGCTCACCGGCGGTCAGCTGGCGAACTGCTCGGGACGAGACAACGGCAGGCTCACAGCCGGAGCTTCCGGCTTTTTCTTCGCCACCGGTGCGACGGATACCATCCTCAGCAATTGCGACGCATCCGATACGCTGGCCTCTCACCGGCAAGGCATCGGCTTCAACATCGCGGGTTCGTCGGCCGGTATTCAGATAAATGGCGGCAAGGCGCTCAACAACGTCACCGCGCAGGTCGCCAACTCAAGCTCCGGCGCGAACAATCGTGTCCGGAACATTCGCGGTCACAGGACGAAGGCCAGCGGCTCGGGCACGATGCCGACAGGCGGAAGCGTTCCTGTCACGCATGGACTCGCGGCCGCCCCAACCCGGGTAATCATCACTCCGACACAGGACCCGCAGGTCAGGTATTTCGTCTCCTCGAAGGGGGCTGCGACATTCACTGTCAATTGCAACACCGCGCCAGCATCCGGCTGGACATTCGATTGGGAGGCTTTTGTGGGAGACGAGTAGCCTTTCGATCGTCAATCTTTGGTCAGAACATACCCAGAAACTGCGATGTCCGCCCCAGCAGGCGTGTATAACCTGACTTCAAGGTCCAGAGCGTCACGGGGGAGCTCAAAGGAGAACTCTGCTCTCTCGTCAGCCAGAGTGCTTAGTGGGAACTGCGCTATGAGGTCCTTCCCTCCATCGGCAGCTATCTCCAATCGAGAGGAGGGGGCCCCGCCCGAACCGGTCAATTCCAGGCGATAGTGACCTTTTTCGACTTTTATATATGGCCCAAAAAACAGGTATCCTGCTGACCGGGTTGAGGCAAGGACACCATTTTTGAGCTGGCCATTCTGGCTTCTCCGGAACAGCAGCTCCGCATCTCGCGCGTAGCACCAGCCGCTGGCGCAAAGGCGTGCATCAGCAAAGGCAATTTCGGAATATTCATCGGTCGGGGCGCGGCCTCGACCAAAGACCTTGGCGTTCCAGTCTGTGAAGCCCACCCAATCAGCATCGCGTGGATCTCCCGAGACCGAAAGGTAAGGCCCGTCACATTTCTGCCGCCACTCCGACGGATGCACTCGCTGCAACCGATATTCAAAAAGATAGAAGTCCAAAAATCGCAAACGCGAAAAGCCGGACCGCGGATCGAGGGCGACGCAACTCCCCGGACTGACGACATCGCGCACCAACTGCACAAGCTGAGGTTTAGACTGGATGCGAGATGCCATATCGTGCCATTCAACCTGGCGCGGGAGGCATATGAGAAATGCGACGGCGAGTACGACGGCGCCGATGCTCCACGAGGCGAGAGCGACAACCGCTCCTGAGGCCACCGCTCCGATTGTCACCTGACTGGAAAAAGACAGGTTGGGGAATGCTACGGCCGGCCAGAATGCCGCCGAATTGATCGGTGCGAGCCGAGCAGCGTCAGGCGCGAGCGCGCTGACTAGCACTGCAAACATGATCGGTATCAGCAACGGAATGACAGCAAGGGACCTCTTTGGAGGAATCGAAAGGCCAATGAGCAAGACGGGCAAGATCGCTCCCTCGTTGTACCGCCCGTACATCCAGTGATCTTGCCGAGAGGCATCCTGCACCACGGTGAACATTGCGGCACTGAAGACGGTCATGCCGACGATGCTGCCGATCGCAAAGATGCTCGCCAATTTGATCGGGTCTCTTTCCTTGATCTGCCCACTAAGGAGAGAGGGGACAGCAGAGAGGGCGATCACAAGCGGCCGAACTGCAAACCCCAGAGTTGCGATCAGAAGGTATGAGGCTTGCCCCAACATGCGTGTTGCAAACTCCAGGACGCCCGACGGAGAGAGAATGGCGAGGGCGCTCGCGACGGAAGGATAGTGCTTAAGGGGCTTAACGCCTGCAGGTGTCATAGCTGCGTCCACCGCCGGCGCCAGCCCAAACTGATAGATCCAGATAACGAATGCGGAAAGCGCGACTGCAGAGACTGTCGTAATAAATCCGCGCCGCAGAAGGACGATGATTGCAACCGTTACGACGCAGCAGACGATTCCAAGGGCGTGGATCCAGAAAAGAAAGGAGCTACTCGCGACCGCTCCGATGAGGCAAGCATTCGAGTAGCGCCCCTTCAGAAGAAGGTATGCCGAGAGGGCGAAGAAGAACGCAAAAGGCGGCTGATAAAACGCGTAGCCGCTGATGGAGACCCAGCCTGGGTAAAGAGCGCACAGTCCGATGACCAGGATTCGCTCGGCGGGGGCTTTGTCGGAGAAGAACTCCTTGGAAATGTAATAGCAGACCGCCAAGGCGCCTCCGAAGAAAGCACCATTCACCACCGTGATGCCGGTCCAAATTGCCTCAGTAGAAGGGAGAATCCGGAACAGAGGCGCGAGGAAGATCGAGTACCCGAGGTGATAGCTGCTGGCCGCATCCACGCTGTAGCCCGCAAGGAAGGCCGCGTAGCCAAGATACCCGACCTCGTCGGGACGGATCACCGGGCCGCTGTAGCGAATGTTCGCGAGCGCAAAAAATGCGGCTGTCAAGAATATGATGAGGGTTGCAATCCGGCGATCACTTGCCAAACTTGCAGTTGAGTCATATTTCAGGACGGGACTTGGAGGGTGGGCTATGTCTCGGACCAACACTGCGTTTCTGTGGATGACTGTTGCCTTGGTAGTTGTTGCCTTGGTAGTTGTTGCCTCCTATGCACAACAATCTAAGATAGTGGAAGCGGAAACTGTGACTGGCTGTATCGAAGACGCGGTCCGGAGCGGGCTCGCGGTTCCGTCCCTCGCATGTCCCACCTTTTAAGGATTGTCGCTTCTTAGCCGTCGATCGACAGCGGGCATAGCTGTGTCGCCCCTACAGTGATAGCCGCCTGCGAGCCGAGGCAGCTGTAGAAGCAAATCTTATTCATGCCGCTGACCTGCTCGCCTGTCTTGAAGCACTGAACAACCGGAATTGGTCGCTCGGACATCGGCGCCGGCGGTACTGATGGCGCAGGCGCGAGAGCGACAGCAGCCAATATAAAAAGCGATTTCATCTGATCCCCCCGAATGACCGAGGCACGCTCGCACGTCAGTTGCGCGGTTGTCTAGGGGCAATTGCCACAACCTGAAAGGATGCGTGATGATCACCGCCAACCAGCTGCGGGCGATGGCTCGCGGCAAGCCGAATGCTGCCAATTTGAATTCCGTGCTGGTGGCGCTCAACGCCCACGGCCGCAGTGTTGGGCTCGATCACCCGCACCGCCTGGCGCACTACCTTGCCCAGCTGCTGCATGAGAGCGGGTCGTTTCGGTACGATCGCGAGCTGTGGGGCCCGACGCCTGCCCAGAAGCGCTATGAAGGCCGGAAGGATCTCGGTAACGTGCGGAAGGGCGACGGCTCGAAGTATCGCGGGCGCACGGCAGGGCAGGTCACCGGCAGGGCCAACTATCGGGCCTTCACTGCCTGGGCTCGGAAGAACATCGATCCGGAAGCGCCGGACTTCGAGCAGGATCCGGAGCTGATCAACACCGATCCTTGGGAGGGGCTCGGGTTTCTTTGGTATTGGGCGGTCGGCAACCCAGACGGCAAGAGCCTCAACCGCTACGCCGACGACAACAACATCGAGATGATCACCCGCCGCGTGAATGGCGGGCTCAACGGCTTCGAGGATCGGCTCGACTATTATGGGCGGGCCGCGCTTGTGCTGCTCGGCTACGGCACGACCGAGGCGGAGATCAAGCGGTTCCAGCGGGAACATCCCGAGGCCGGCGCGACCGACGGCATCGTTGGCCAGAATACCCGCATGGCGCTGCACAAGGCGCTGGCCGGGCAGAACCCGTTTACGGAGGTGAGGCCGATCCCGGTGCCCGTTCCCAAGCCGGTTGTGCCCGTCGCCGTCGAACAGAAGGCCAAGACTGAAACCAGCCTCTGGCAGAAGGTCACCGGCGTGTTCGGCGTCGGTGGCCTTGGCACGGCATTCCTCGCAGCCGATTGGAAAACCGTCGCCGCGGTGGCGATCGCGGTGGTGCTGATGCTCGTGATCATCTCCTTGATCGGTCAGCGGCTCGCGAAGTCCTACAAGGCGATGCGCGAGGAGCTGGCCTGATGTTCGGCCTCTTCGACTGGCTCAAGATCGGGGCAGGAGCGCTGCTCGGCGCCCTCGTCGCCGCCGGACCTGTCTATCTGCTCGGCAATCACCAAGGCCGCCAGGAAGCCGCGGTGGCTGCTCTCCAAGCCTCCCTAGACGCAATCCAGAAGCGCGAGGACATTAACCATGAAGTGGATCGTGCCGATCTCATTGATATCTGCGTTGAGCTTGGCGGGGTGCTCGACGACTGCCGCGACCAACTGCGCGGGGTGGACGCGTCCGCCGAAGCCGAATGATCCGGTGTCGCTGGCGGCGAAGGAAGAGCCGATCGCGCGCTACCTGGTCGCGACGGATCGATACGGCAAATCCCAGCGGTGCTGGAAATGACGAAAGTGCATGAGGGGCAAGGGGTATGACCGATAGGACAACCGACATGGATGGCAACGGCGATCTCCGGGCCCGCGTGGTGGCGCTCGAGAACTGGCGAGTGCAGCGGGATATTGAAAGCGCTCGCCACGATGAGCGCTGGAAAAGCATGGACGAGCGCTTCAACCGACTCGAATCTGCCGTGGCCAGCGTGCACGGCACGCTCAACTGGATCATGCGGATCGTGATCGGCGCGATCCTAGTCGCCGTCGTCAGTTTCATGGTCAGGGGCGGGTTCGCGCCGCCCTAACACCCGTCCCGCAGGAACCATCTCACGCGCGCGCCCCGCTGGCTTCGGCTGGCGGGGCGCTTTTTGCGTTTGGCTGCCTTGCCTCAATCGATCAGTGGCCGAGGACCGATTTAGCTCCTTCGGCGGCAAGCGTAGCTATTCCCGCCGGTCCAATATCTTGGTCGTGAAGTTTTCGAAACGCTCCGATTGCGAGCATGACGGTGATGGTCGTTATCGACACTACCGGTCCGAGGAACATCGCAATCGCAAGCGCCTGTGGGATGACTACGAAGGGTCCGACGAAGTACGAATGCACCGTGTGCCAGAGAACCGCCGCCATGAACCCCATGACTATCACGGCGAGAAAGATCGTGATCCAGCGGATCCAGATACGCTGCCTGATTTCACCAATAAGCAGATGCCGCTCGAGGCCTTCCGCGCTAAGTGAGCCCAACTCGCGTTGCAGTTCGAGAACTGCGATGCGGTTCTCAAGCTCCGCCATTGCGCTTGAGGCCGCATCGAGGGGATCTACTGGAGGGGTCGGCGACGGCTCAGCGTCAGCCATGCCGTGCCTGATTCGAGAGGCGACGCTTCATCTGGTAGTGAGGCAATATTATTTCGTTCGGGATCGGTGCGAACCAACCCCACTGCTTGGTGGCAATATCCCACGGCCCGCCTGGTTCGTGCGTCAGATCGGACAGCCGCTGAGCTGAGAGCTTGCCGTAGCTGCCATAAATCTGCTCCAACAGATCAGCATCTAGGGGCGTCACGTCAGACGTGTACCGCGACGAAGTCTGGCGGATATCAATGCCTTGCCCACGAAACGCGTTATACACGTCCGGGATAACCGGTCCGTATTTCCAGGCTTCGATCTTGTTCGGAAAGAGTGGAGCATTGCGCATTTCCAAGTGCCAGCCGTGCGCAATATACGCAAGCTTGAGCAATGCCATAATGGACAGGTGTCGGCCATCGCGCGCGGCGCGCTGGACGAACCAATTGGCAATTTGACGTGCGTCGTACATCTTGCCCTCCGTTTCGCTACGCCTGTTGATGTCGATTAATATGTAGGCTCTTAACACGTAGTTTGAAGGTTGTCGCCCCCGGGTTGTCGGGCCCTGTACACCCGCTCTCATGGCGGACCCGCTCCGCTCACCCGACCATGGTCGCGTGCCGCAACATATCCTCGCCACGGAGGTGGCGCACCTTGGCCTTGAGCCCTGGCCGCACCCAGACCGCGCCTTTCTTCTTCAGCTCGGGAATGGCCGGCCGCTCGATCTCCCTGGCCGCCAGTGATTCCCAAAGCTTCTCCCGCTTCTTGCCCGACAATGTGACCATGACCCGGCCGGCGTAGCGGAGCTTACCGGCGATCTCGGCAGCGACGAGCAGCGTTGCGGCCGATCCCGGCGTGCGATCATAACCGACGATCGTGAACTCGCTTACGGCGAATGTCTTGGTCTTGAGCCAATCCGAGGTCCGGCCGCTCTGGTAGGTGCTGTCGCGGAGTTTGGACACGATACCCTCGAGTCCCATCTGGTCAGCGGCGGCGAATAATTCCGAACCTGACCCCTCATAGCTTTCGCTCATCTGGAGAGGGCAGGTCGGCGAGACGCCCTCGAACAGGTCAGCCAGCAAGGAGCGGCGGTCCAGGCATCGCCGCCGGCGCAGGTCCTGACCCTCGAGCGATAGCAGGTCGAAGACGTAGAGGATCAGGTGATCACCGCCGCTCATGATGCTGCTGCGCAAATTCCCGAAGTCCGGCTTGCCGGCCGAATCCTGAACAATGACTTCGCCGTCGATGTGGATGTCGCGCCCGAAGAGCTCGCGCGCCGCGTCAACCAGGCGCCAGTATTTGTCCGTCCAGTCGTGCCCGCGCCGGGTATAGGCGCGCGCCTGGTCGCCGGAAAGGATGATCTGCGTCCGGTAGCCGTCGTATTTGATCTCGTGGAACCAGCGGTCGCCCTCGGGCGGCTTGTCGACGAGCGTTGGCATCATCGGCTCGATGTACGCCAGAGGCGGGCTCTTGGTCAGCATTGGCGGCGGCTAGTTCCGGAGCTCGCCCCTGACCACCCGCATGGTCTCTTCCTCGGGCAGAGGCTCATGCCCCGGCTTACTGTGGTAGAACACCTGCGCGAGGTCTCGGGCGTCGAAATCCTGCCCACACGACGGGCAGTGCTCAAAATAATCCATTTCGTTCGTGATGACCTTATCCACCCGCTGGCCTATGCCCATGTTGGGCAGCTTGCTCATCGCTTTTTCCTCGGCTTCGGCTTCATGGGCGTCTCCACGACCGGGGCGCCCTCAATGTTCTCGACCATCCGATCCGCCTCGTCCCGATCTTCTGTGGACAGGATGGCGTGCTGGTCGACCATAACATCGTGCCGCATCCGTTGTTCCGGCTTCGGCGCCTTCTTCGCTCCCTTGTGGGTAACGTCCTCCTCGGGGATCTCGTTCGAGCTGATCGTGATCGGTATCGAGTAGAGCGGGTGGGTGATGCTCACGCGGCCATCCTCCCACACATCCCGCACGGTAAAGCGCAGGGTGATTTCGTCGCCTTCGCGCAAATTCTTGACCATGCTATCGTCGACTCCATGGCAAAGCACACGATCCAGAGCCTCATAGACGAACGATACAAGATATCCGTCTACTGTCATGGCCGCATGTGCTTCCACAGGGCAGATTTGGAATCTGAAGATGCTCCGCGACAAGCTCGGGCCGGATCACGGCGCGATGCATGATGATCTGGTGCCAAAACTGCGGTGTTCGAAATGCGGTGGCAAGGATCTAGGGCTTATCGTCAGCCCGCCCGCGAAGACGAACAACCTGAACCCGTATCTAGCGCAGAAGCAGGGGCGATAA